CTCGCTAAGGCTGACAACTTAAATAAAACTGAGAAGTCAGGTCCTGATGAGCGTCTCTGGAAACCAGAGGTGGACAAAGCAGGAAATGGTTACGCTGTAATCAGATTCCTTCCTGCACCCGATGGAGAAGACCTTCCATGGGCACAAGTTTGGACACATGCCTTCCAAGGACCAGGTGGATGGTATATTGAGAATAGTCTAACGACTTTAGGTAAAAAGGATCCTGTTTCTGACTTGAACAGGGAACTCTGGAATTCTGGTGGTGAAGGTTCTGCTGAAAGAACTCAAGCACGTAACCAGAAACGTAAGTTAAACTATTATAGCAACATTTATGTTGTTAAGGATAGTGCAAACCCTGAGAATGAGGGTAAAGTCTTCCTATACCGTTATGGTAAGAAGATCTTTGATAAGGTGATGGAATCAATGCAACCAGCATTTGAGGATGAGCAACCAGTAAATCCTTTCGATCTATGGAAGGGTGCTGACTTCAAACTCAAGATCACTAAGGTCGCAGGTTTCTGGAACTATGATAAGTCTGAGTTTGATAAATCATCAACTCTAGGTGACTTCTCTGACAAAGAGTTAGAGACAATCTGGAAGCAAGAGCACAGCCTCTCTGCATTCACTGCTGAGGATCAGTTCAAGTCTTACGATGAACTTCGTGAGCGTCTTGAGAGAACTCTTAAAGGTGGATATAAGAAGCAGGTTGAGCAGGAGCAGTTTGAGGAAGAGGTAACTCCAACAGTACAGGGTAGACCCGATGTACCAGGCACTCCAACTCCTACACCTTCAGGTGAAGACGATACACTATCTTTTTTCGCTAAATTAGCTAACGAAGACTAAATTCGACTTTATAATACCAAAATACCCCGAAAAAAATTCGGGGTATTTTTTTTATGTTTACATTTTTATCTCAAATGCCGTGTTAGCAACGGTCATAATACCATTTTTATTAATTCGTCTATAATACGTTTCAACGAAGTCTGCTATGAGACTAGGACGTATGATTTTAATTTTTTCTTTCCTACCATTAATCTCCTCTTCATATTGATAATTGGTAATGGATACGACTGGATTCGCTGTAACATTAATACCATTATCAATATAACTTACTGAGTAGTTTGATGGTACTACTTTTCCTGCTGGAATAATTATATTACCAGCAGTGTTTTTGACTTCAGTAGTCACATAGTGCTTTGTTGCTTGTGGGTTTTTATATTTGTTACTTACAAACTGATTCAGATGTAAAGTTGATTTTGGCCATTGCTCATAGTAATTTACTATATCATTAGCGATCAGAAGTGTCCAATTATAAAATGGAGTACCATAGATTCCATTTGAAATAGTTTCTGGAGTTTCACCGTTTCTTACAATGTACTCATCAAACAAAGTAATACTATTAATGAATTCTGGCAATACCTCAGATCTTTGCCATAGATTCTTTGCATGAAGCAAATGAACATCTACAGGAGACTTAGCTATATTATAGAATAGATCTGGTAGGTTCTTGAGTAACATTAGAATAATTCGTCGTTTAAGAAATCTGATCTGGTTAGAGCAGTTAGTTCATTGAATCTCATAGTAACGGTGATGAGTGGTATAGTACCATCATGAACAGTATTTACTGTTCCGAAAGGAGTGGCATTAACACTTAAACTAGCCAAAGCACAAAGTTTTGTTTTTGGCATCATTTTGTGGGGTTCTGATTTTTGTACTACTCCTGCTTTTCCTACTGGTACAAACTGAGGTTCTAATACAAATACATCTGGGAAACCAAGTAACACTCCACTACCTTTACCTAGTGGATCTTGTGATACTGGGTGCATACCTATTTTGAACCATTTAATAATGTCTTGAATATCCTTAGATTCATCTTTATTTCTTGCTGCAAATTCAAAGTTTAGTTCAAATTGTCTAAACTCCATCTTTTTAAAGAACTGTATAGCATTCTCATTAGGTGCTAATCCAGCTAGACCAACAATATTAGTTGGGTCTGTAATAGTTGAGTTGACATTCCATAAGTCAGTAGCTTTTTTAGCACCTGATCCGAATCCTTCTGATAGTCTTGCTAATGTACTATCCTTTCCTGTGCCACTGTCTTTAATAAGACCTTTAAGGTATCCTCCACCTGCACCAAGAATACCACCCAAACCACCAACAGTAGCAGCACGTTTTGGATCATCAGCTAATAGAGCCATCGTACCTAACTTAAAGGTATTGCCCCAGTTAGCACCATATTGGTATTGAAATTCATTTGGTAGTGCTAAATTACAGTGTTTTTGTTTATATCCAGCATCATTAAATTCCCTTACTTTATTTTTCTTGGCTAAAGTTTCTTCAAGGGTAGTCATTTTACCTTGTCTACCCTCAAATGGCATTTTTAAGTACTCTTCATCAGTAGTTGTGTCTTCAAACTTAACATCCTCCACACCAGCTCTGAAAGTACTATTTCCATTAGCAACACTACGATTTCTTTGCCTTGCTAGTTCGATGGCAGCTGCTTGTTCAGCTTCTCCAGTTAGTACGTTTCCTTCTTTATCTTTAAAATCTTTTGCATATGGGTTGCCACCTATTCCGTATGCCCATTTTGCATTATTGCTCAATCCATCTGCTACATCTTTTACAAGACCACTATTTTGTATAGATCCTAAAGCATCATTCTGAGCTGCACCAACTTCAGCCATACCTTTATTATATGACCATTTAGTAATTCTCATAAATGATGCATATGGAATCTGGGTTATTGTCCTAGGGTATGCATGATTTCCTGCAGTCATTACTTGTTACGATGAAATTTCTCTAGGGGTAGTTGACTTAGTACTTGTATATCCTCTTCAGATACCTCAAAGAAAATGTCGTCAGCATTCTTAGGTATGTAATAGTGTAGAGTTTCAGCAGGATACTTCTTATTATTTATCGCACTTAATCTAGCATTGCTTTTAATGTAATGTAGATTCGCACCCAAGTATATATTACCTTTAACTTCAAGTACTTTGATGAGAGGAAATTGATCCCATTCTTTCAATACACTTTTGAATTTTGGATCATAGTCAAAGAAGTAATACTTACCTTCTTCTGGAGTTTCAACAGCATCATCTAATAATCTATTGAATACTGTATCTCGTAATTTGGTCTTAGTTATTGATTTTCCTTTTAAACTTTGAATCAGACTAGTAAATTTTGAGCTCGACTTCAGTGATGAGCTTGAACTTCCAAAGCCTGTCCCTGCAGTATTGCTCTGCTGCTTCCCACTTTGCCTTGTTGGTGGCATATGTCATTACCTCAGTTATATATTGTTTGGTTTTTCTTTTTTGAGGTTTAGGACCATCGACCTGTCTTTTTGGTTTAACCTCAACTAAGTATTTGGATATCTTTCCATTTGCTTCCCGTACTTTCATATAGAAATCTGGAAAATATCTTCTCCACTTCTTTTGTACAGGATCTTTATATGGTATAACATATTCTTCACTTGACCACTCTAGGATATTCTTGCTAGAATCGCAATAATCCATGAATTTCTTTTCCCAAAGGGAACGGTAGACAACCTCAGTGGGGTCTCCCTTATACTTACGGTAGTTTCGTACCTTGTATTTTCCTTTATATGAGGGCATAAATAAAAGAGGTCACACCATAGAAAATATTTATGTCAAAGAGGATAGACCCAAAGGATAAGTTCACTATTGATAATTTCACGAATCAGATATTGGGTAAGGGTATATCCGCATCCAATCTTTATTCTTTTGACATTGAACCAACTCCACAGTTTTCAAGTTTCGTAATGGCCAATATGGGTACGAGATATGGTCAGAATGTGTCGGCGGCCGCCGATCCTGTTAATGCTGGAAATTATAAATTAAATATGCTCTGTAGTGAGATTCAGATACCTGGTGTTGATATGACTGCATCTGATATTAAGTCACCCCATAAAGGGTTGACACAGAAGATGGTATCTGGTAAAGTATATAATGAGCTAGATGTACAGTTTTATTGTGACTTAAATTCCACTCCCTTGTCATTCTTTAGGGCATGGCAAGATATGATCATGGGAAATTGGCATTTGGGATTTAGGGATGCAGCTGCTGCCCAAGAACAGGATACTCTTTATTCTGTTAATTCAAATTATCATAAGAATAAGCATAAAGCATATGCTCAACAATATTATGATGATTATACATGTGGTATAACTATAAACAAACTTGAAAAGTTTGGAGTACCAAAAGAATCAGTATGGGATGCTAAGGCAGCTAAAAACGTTGATAAAAGACCTAAGAAGTATGATGTTTCATTTAAAGCAAGATTAGAAAATGCATATCCATATTCAATGTCTTCTGTACCTTATAATAGTGGACAGTCTGAGTTAGTTAGAGTGTCTGTTGGTTTTTATTATGAGTATCAAACTTTCCAATTCCAGTGGCCATCTGGAGCTTAATCACTAGGAACATAAATTATGCCGTTACCTGAAATTGTTACACCAACCTATGAGTTGGTGGTGCCTTCTACAAAAAAGAAAATTAAATACAGACCCTTCTTGGTAAAAGAACAGAAGGTTTTGATTATTGCGTTAGAATCGCAAGACGAAGAACAGATTTTAGAAGCAATTAAGACTATATTAAAAAATTGTATCAATACTAGAATAAGGATAGATGATCTTGCTTTGTTTGATATTGAGTATCTATTTCTTCAAATACGTGCTAGATCAATTAGTGAAAAACTTGAACTGAAGATTACATGTCCTGATGATGGTGAGACTGAAGTTAATGTTAATTTCTTGGTAGATGATGTTAAGGTACAGTTCCCAGAAGGTCATAGTAATCTAGTTAAACTTGAGAATGATGTTACTATTGAGATGAGATATCCAAATTTAGAGTATTTCTCTAAGGTTAACTTCTCAGAAGATGAAGTAGATCCATATGATTTAGTAGCTAAGTGTATTAAGAATGTTTATGTTGGGAAGGAATCAGCAGGTACTTTTACTTTTAACGAAGCAAGGGAATGGGTTGAAACACTAACTGCCTCTCAGTTTGATAAGATTCAGGTATTCTTTAATACAATGCCTAGCCTTAAGCATAGTTTAAAGGTTAAAAATCATAATACAGGAGTTACTAATGATGTGGTAATAGAGGGTCTAGTGAGTTTTTTCGGATAGCCCTCTTCAATGAGGGCCTGATGACCTTCTTTCAAACCAATTTTGCATTGGTCCAACACCATAAATATAGCTTGACTGATATTAATGATATGATCCCGTGGGAACGGGAAGTATACGTGAATTTGTTATCTGCTCACTTACAAAAAGAAAGGGAGCGAATAGAGGAACAGAAACGTAAGCGTTAATGGCAACCAAACCCAAGGATAAAAATAAACTTTTACAACTCACTGCTGGACTGCTTGGATTTGGTGGTGGATATGCTAGTGCCGAGGAAAAGGCAAAGGTTACATTAACAGATGTATATAAGACCACTAAAAAATTTGGTGAGTCTATGGAAGGTTATTTGGATCTTGAGTATAGTTATATTAATTACTTGCGTAATCGTGGATCTGATGATGGATCTGGGGGTATTGCTGCTGGACGAGGATCAAAAACTATTTACGATCTTGCAAGAGATAAGAGGAATAGAAAACCTAGATCAGGTGATTATGTTCCATACCGTAGACCACCAAAGAAACCTTTAACAAGAGCTCAATTCTTAAAGAATAGAAGAATGAGGCTAACAAATGCTATGCTTATGAATAAGCATGGTCTTACTAGAAATCAGATTAAGGTCTATAGAAATTTAAGAAGTCAGAATATATCTGTTACAGAGGCGTTGAGAAAGGCAAAAGCTAGTCCGAAGGGTGCTAATATTCTATTAAGACAATGGCATAAAGTAGCTGATAATATACCTAATCGTCCTTTATGGATGACTAAACATGCTAAATGGAGAACAAATCTTGCAAATACCGCTAGGAAACTTAACCCCGTCAAAAAAGCACCACAGTTCCTAAAGAGACTTAATCCTAAAAACTTAAATGCTGGAGCTTTACTTAATAAGATACCAAAACCTATAAGAGCTGGGGGTGGTCATTTTTTACAGGCTGGACTTGCATTCCTGGATTTTCAACACAAGACGAACGTAGAGGGTAAGACAAACCTGAGAGCTGGTATAGAAACTGGGGTAACTACTGCTTGTAATACTGTAGGATTCATGGCAGCTGCTAATGCAACTTTACCTGTTAGTGGACCACTGATGGGAGCTCCTGAACTATTGACTACAACTGCTGGTGCTCTTATGTGGTTGGGTGCTGGAATAATGGGTGCTATGGCTTGTGATAAGACAGGTGAAGTAATTATTGACAAGGCATATGACGGTGGGGGATATAAAGATGGTTATGGACCGACAAATAAGAATAGAATTGGTAGTGTAATTGGTGGTGGTTCAGGTGGTGCAGTAATAACTTCTCCAACAAGAGGTATGTTGGGTGGAATTAAAGCATTAGTTGGTGAAGCACAAGAAGCAGAAGTGATTCTACCAATGAGTAAAATTGGTGATGCAATTTCTGCTGTCTATAGAGAAGGTGCATCTGTAATGGTAGGTGCTAGTATAGCATTTCTTGGTCCTTTGAGAGGATCATCTGCAGCTGCATCATTAATGGCAGAAGCTAGAGCACTTCAGAGTATAGTAGGTACATCTGAAGATACTAGTGGTATTGCAAGGATGAAGATGCCAGAAATTAAAACAATTGAAGTAGTTGCAAGTAATACTGAGACTAATAATGTGGCTCAGGGTGGATTTGCAGAAAATATTAAAGCTAGAGCATCAGAATTCATTCAAGATATAAGTGGACAGAGTACACCTTCCAGTGCATCATGGGGAAATCCTTTGGAGGGTGGTGTAATTGGTCATACAGTGGGACAAAGATTTGGTGGACCTAGAGAATCATATCCAGGTGGTCATAAGGGACTTGATCTTGTAGAGAAAAAACCTTATGGTAGTGATCCTGAGATACCTGTTAAAGCTATGCGTGGAGGTGTTGTAGTCGCACCTTTAGATCTACCAAATCCTGCTTATACTGAAAATGTAAGGATTGACCATGGTAATGGTGTAGTGGCAACATATATGCATATTCATTCTGGTGTAAATCCAGGGCAAGAGATTAAGAAGGGACAGAGAATTGGTAAATTAAAGAATTTAGAAGGTGTTGTTGATTATACAGGTAGAGTAAATACTATAGGGGATACTCATTTACATTTGGAGGTTGAGAAGGATGGTGTATTGGTAGATCCTTTACCTTATTTGAAAGGTCAACGTAATGAGAAAGGTGCGGTTACTGTATCACCAGTATCGGGCGTTTCAAGAATGCTTACTGGTACTGTGGATAAGATAATGAACAATCTTACTAATTTTGATCGATTTGATTCTGATAAACAGCATGTTGATCCATCTGATCCACCTCAAAATAGAAATGTGGTTAATAATACACCAGTAAGTCAATTGACAAAGAATGGTAGTGCTCTCTCACAATCTATGCAACAACCACAGATTATCCCAATTCCACAAACCATTACAAGAACTATGGTTGAAAAAGTATACGTGACTAAAGATCGTACCTTAGTCATTTCCGATCAAGGTAAAGGAGTATTAGTATCATGACATACACACCAGAAGGAACAGAACAGGAACAAAAAATTACCTTATGGGATGTAAATGAACAGTTAAAAGGTATAAAAGAACTTCTTGAAGATAGAGAAGCTTTGCTGAGGATGATGTTCAAGCAAGATCAGTATGAAGATTTTCTCATGGCAGAGAGGGCTCAGACAGATGCAGATCTAGCTGGTCGTATAAGTTCAGGTGTTCAAGGTGCATATAGGGATCTTAGTCCTGCACCTATGATGCCTGATGAGCTCACTTATCAGAGAACACAATTAGGTCTTGATGCTCATCCTGATGATGGTGGACCTAGTGCTACTGAGGGTGGTAATCTAAGTGATATTAATAAAAACCTTATGGAGAATTCTACCCAGAAGTTTAATAAAGGTGGAGTTCTTCCTAGTGCTGATGGTAGTGCCTTTGCACCTGCTGATAATACATCTAGTCAATCACTAGCTGAGACTGGTTTTAATGATACATTTGAAAAAAATATTTCTACAAAATTAGAAGATGATTTCCAAATAGATCAGCGTTTGAAAGATGCGTTTGGTGCTTCATTAGCATTACCTATGAGAGCTGCAGCAGTCGGATTGATGCAGATATTTAAGATGATTCCATCAATAGGTATTGGTGGAAATATATCTAATATTGTAAATAATAGTCTTAATTCAATTAGTAATGCATTTGGGATTTCTAGTGAGAATGTTCTTACTACTTCAAATGAACAGAATAATCTACTAACATCTGTTACTACAGCAGCTACTAATTTCTTAGGTGGAGGTAATAGGGATACAGCTAGTGGTGGTCGTAGTGGAGGAGCATCACATAATTCTACTAGTCCTGGACATGTTGGTGGAAGTGGAAGAGGTACTGCACAAGGTGGATTCCCAGCAGGTTTGTTCCCACCAGAAATGAGTTCAATGATGACCCAGATGGAAACCATGGCTCAGACAATGAAGCCTCAGATGGAGACTATGGGTAAGAATCTTTCTTCACAGATTGATAAGGAGGATCCACTTGGTAGCATGATGGGTATGATGAATACAATGAGTGGAGGTAAGGCTGAAATACCAGCGGCAATGACTAATATGATGCCTATGATGAATAATATTATGACTAATGTTAAATCTGGTGATACAAAATCAATTATATCAAGTGTCATCAATGAAAGTGGTATTGATATGTCATCTGTTGGTCCTAAGATTAGTCAGATTAGTGAATTGACTAATACTGTTATAAATGAAGGTAGTAAGTTGATGCAAAGCCCTGATGTAAAAGAGGCTATAAGTAATATACAAGCACAAACTGCTACAATTTCTCCAAATATGGATATGGAAACTGGATTTAAGAATGCTATCTCTGATGTTAAACAGATCTCTGATGTATTCCAAGAGTATGCTAATACAGCACAATTTCTATGAAGACCTCTAATTTTAAATTTACAAATATAGCCATTGGTATTCAAGGAACTGATTATGCTTTTGGTATAAATCAATTGTTGTCTCTTAGATATAATGAGAGTATCAAGAGTGCTTCTGTTAGGGTAGAGATTCAACTAACTGATACTGAGACTGGTGCACTTTCTGATGTACAGGGTATGGAACCTGTTTATATTGAGTTTGAAGATCATTTAGAAAATAAATTCCAGATGAATTTAGTAGTATATGATGTACAGGATAGGTTAGTTGTTGATGGTAAGTCAAAAGCAACATTACTATGCTGTAATCCAGATTTGATAAACAATGCTGCAGCAAAAATTTCTCGGAGATTCGGGGGTGGTGGAGGAAAACCTATAAATGAAATGGTCGTAACAGATGTACTTGAAAAGATATTAGGATCAGGTAGAGCAGTTGTACACTCAGAACCTACTAAGAATAAATTTTCCTTTATATCATGTTATTGGTCACCATTCACAATAATTAAGTGGCTGGCAACTAAAGCAATACCTGCAGGTAAAAGTGGTTCTAATGCTAGTGCTGGATATGCTTTCTTTGAGAATGCAAAGGGGTATAACTTCTCATCCTATGATCATTTTGCTAATAAGAAGTTTACTAAGAAGATGATTGTTGGATATTCAGAACCAGAAATGGGAGAACCAGATAAAACTATTATACCTATTATGTCAATGAGAGTGACACATGCTGGAGATGTATTGACTGGATTGAATCTAGGATCATATAGTAGTAAGTTTATGACGTTTGATGTGCAGGATATGTCTTATACAGAACATAGCTTCAACATATCTAAATATTACAAGGATGTCCCTAAGATGAATGGTGATGTAGATCTTCCTACATATTTTACTAAGTTTGAGAAGACAACTGCACCTACTAGAATCATGTCTAAGATAATGGATACTGCATTATTTACTGAAGGTACTATGACACAGGATAGTACGAAACAAGTAGCACAGTCAGCATTAAGAGAAAAATTATTTTATAGTAAGGAAGTGCAGGTAGAGTATGTTGGTGATATAGATCTATTTGTTGGTGATACTGTAGAACTTACAGTATATAAAGGGAAAAAGAAAGATTTGGATGGAAGTAACAGTGGTGTTTATGTTGTAGGTGGAATAGAAAGAGAATTTATATCTAGTAATGATCAAATGACTACTAAGGCTACATTATATACTGATAGTCCAGGTAATATCAGAGAGACTTCTCAAACCAAAACTGATGAGACTTTGAAGTGATGAACGAAGCAACTGCTAATTTTATTGGAAAGGATGGGTTCAACTGGTGGGTTGGCCAGGTGGAGAATAGTGGTGGAGGTACGAAAGAAGATCCAAATGATAAGGATGAAACTAATAAAGTAAAAGTTAGAATTGTAGGATACCATAATCCAAGTAGAAAGGAACTTCCTACTAAGGAGTTACCATGGTCTATGGTAATGATGCCTAATATGTACCCCCAACGATCTGGAATTGGTACAGTACATCAACTTCAAATCAATGGTTGGGTTGTTGGTTTCTTTATGGATGGTGCCGCAGCACAAGTACCAATAGTGTTGGGTTCTGTTGGTGATGAAAATCCTAAAGGTAGATATAAAACATCAGAGAAAGAGGGTGAAGAAGAATTTTTCCCTAAACTTGTAGCAGCTGATTATGTTCCTAATGTTCATGCTGGACAAGGTAGTGGTGCTCCTGGAAGTGGATCTAATGTTACTGTAGATCCTAAGACTGGTAATCAAGTACCTGTTGAGAAGAAGAAAGAAGATAAATCTGAAAGTAAGGATTCAACAGTCAATGAGAGAGGTGATGGTGAAGTAACAAGTGAACTTCAGAATTATGCTGAAGATTCTAAGTGTTATACCGTACAAATGGGTAACGGTAAATGTGGTTCAGATGTTTCAACTAAACTAAAAGGACCAATGGGTGAATTTATGAAGTTTGCTCGTGGGGTCGAGAAGAATGATATAGGTGAATGGATTGATAAAAAGACTGGTAAAGTCGCAGACATTACAGGTAAGATCAACACTACAACTAGTCGTATTACTACTAAACTCAACGGAATAACCCAGAATATTAAAGGTGTTGCTCTAGAGAAAGTCAATGATATGATTGATGATCAGTTAGAGAAGATCCCTACACCAAATCCTAAGTTAACTGGTCCTATTAAAGCTAATCTTGAAGGTCTTGCCAAGGTAGTCAGTTGTGTATTTGGAACTTTATTGGATGACCTCAAAGATTTTATTAAAGGTTTACTCACCGATCTTTTTAATAATGTCCTTGATGCGTTCCTTTGTTTGATACAAGATTTCATTTCTGCCATTATGAATAAGTTGATGGATATGATCAGCAAGGCATTAGGAATGATTGATGGTTTGATGTCAGCTATTAAAGGTGCTATAGACAAGATCCAATCTATACTTAAGGATGCTTTATCAATCTTAGATATGTTCTGTGAAGGTACATTATCATGTGCTATTGGTGCTAGTACATATGAAACATGTCATGGACCTAAAGCTGAAGGTAAAGATAAAGCTAAGAAAAAGATGGATGAATGGCCGAATAAACCACCTAACGGGTTTGTTCCTACAACAGGTGACCTGAAAGGTGATTTTGCTGCTGGAACTATGAATGGAGTGAAGTCAGTATTCAATGTAAAGACTGGTGCTTTAGTTCCTTTAGATTCTGCTGCTGGAAAATCTAGTGGTATTACTGCCAAGGATTTTGACACACGGGGACCTCTGGAGAAGTTTGAAGACTTTGGATTTGCTGGAAAAGATGGAACGTTCCCAGAAGCATCTTTGAATTGTAATTCTGGAAATAGAAATAAGAAACCATGCTTCCCTGAAATGATATGGGATAACTTACAATCCACTGCCCCTATTAAAGCATTACCTATTGTTGATAGAATTGGATCTATTGCTGGTTCATGGGTAAGGAAGAAAGGTAGAAATGTTAGTCTTACAGCCAAGGTTAGAGCCATGTTCACATGTAATGAACCTGAAGGTGGTGGTGCTGTATTCAGACCTAACATTAAAGATGGTAAGGTAGAATCTATTGATGTAATAGAACCTGGTATTGGATATGGATTTGATCCCGCTGAAACATATTGCCCCAAAGAGCAGTATAATTATAGAATGCCAAAAGGTAAGGTAGCACAAGTAACTGCGAATGGTCAATTATTATTCTTAGTATCATCAGCTGATGGTACTGAATATCCTAATAAACCAGAAGTAATGCAGGTAGTTGATGTTGATTATGATGACGATAATATGGTTATTGCTACTTTAGATCCAACATATCATGTTAATATTGAAAATGGTATGGTATTACAGACAGTATCTGGTGATACTTTCACCCTTAACTATACTGAGAAGTATGCTGACTTGGTTGTACCAGATGATGCTAAAGCAATATATGCTGAGTGTGGTGATCTGATTCCTATAGTTGAAGAGGTTAAACCTATTAATGTGGGTAGTGGTTATAAGAAACCAATCATAACAATAGGTACTGGACCTGATAAGAAGAAAATTGGTGACTATACTATAGATGATCAGGGTAGATTAGTCAAACCGATCCTTACTGAAAAGATCTTTGGATTTGTCACAGCAAAGGTTGAGGATACTGAGGGTGGACAAGGAGCAGGTGGTACTGTTATACTAGGTTATAGTTATGCTGGACCTATTAAGGTTAGAGAGCAGATTCTAGACTTAGAAACTTACATTGATTGTGTAGGTCATCCAGCATTGGAGAAACAGGTATGACAGAACTAACAGGTTATTCAGGTGGTACAGTAGAAGAGGGTTCTTCGGTAAATAACCCTATTGTATGGCCAAAGAATTTTGTGCAAAGCACATCATGTGGTCATATGATAGAGATGAATAATACACCGAAGGGTGAAAGGATTCGTCTAATTCATGGTACTACTAAAAACTATATTGACATGGATGTCAAGGCTAATACTGACATCTATTCACATAAAGACATACACATGCTCGCTAAAGAGAGCATGACTTTAAATGTTGGTGAAGATCCAGAAAAACATATGCTAGTTCTTAACATCGTAGGTGATGTTAGAATGACTGTTGAAGGTAATACTGAGATAGAATGTGAAGGTGATTTGAACACAAGATGTGACGGTGATTACAACTTAACAGTGGGTGGAGTGTATAGCCTTAATACAAAAACTAGCCTGGCATTCAAAACAGACAAGACTTTTAGGGTCGAATCTGCTAAATATGAGAACATTGGTACGTTGTATGAATCAAGACATACAGCTCGAGAGGAAAATGTAAAAAAATTCCACTCAATTACCCAAACAGATCCTATTGGTGCAATCGCAACATATGCCGAGGGCAACATAAGATCAGAAGCAGTCGCATGTCGTTATGATAAAACAGTGGGTAATAAATTCACTGAAGTGAAAGGAAAACACAGAGAAAATGTGGTTGGTAATTCCTATGACTGTATAGATGGAGGGCAACCAGAAGAAATGGTTGATACACCCCTTCCAAACAGTAGTTATGACGTTAGCGTCACTGGTAATAACTCACTGAGTACTAGTGGCAATTTTAATATTTCTGCTGGTGGCAATGTAAATGTCGCTGGTGAAGCAATATATTTGAATTGATGATTGTTTACAGCACACAAGATGACAACTTTTCACATGTCAGTAACAAAGCAGGAGGCTGTGTTCTTAAAAGCCATCCTTGCTAAACATTTAGACGAATACGTCGAAGAAATTGTAAAAGAAGAGCCAAATAGAGAAAATATTGTAAAAACGATGCAGGACAATAGAAACGCAGGTCTAGCCCTTTTAGACAAAGCAAAAGAAGTGAACAGACGTGCCAGTCGTGTAAGTGACACACCCTACTTTACAAATCTCTAACTATCTGCTACAATTATCTTAATCGCCTTTTTGCCCTATGTATCTTGACCTTGGAGATGAGTACCTCGATAAGGTAACAGTTGACATTCCCTCAAGAAGGTTTACACTACTAAGTAGTGAAGGAAGCGTCAAAGTCATTGATTGTGATGACGGAGAGCAATTCATTCGTATTCTCGATGTCATTCGAGAATCCTGTCAAAATGATGAAGTAGTTTACGTTTAATGGCTTACAACAAGACATACTCTGAAATCAGAGCGATGCTTAAGGCATCAAAACGCATCTCTAAGCAGACTATGCTTAAGATAGCAAAAATGGCTATCAAGGAAACCTTGATGGATAGAGCCAAAGATGAAGATGGTAATGAGATAGAAGTTACTTGGGATTCTAAGTTAGGTGATGACCTAATGTTAGATTCATTAGATATGGTTGAACTCGTTATGTTCTTAGAGGAATGTTTTGGAGTTGAAATACCAGATGAGATGGCGGGTGATATCGTCACAGTTGGTGATGCCATAGAAGTTATTAAGAAAGCAAAAGCAAATAAAGGTAAGAAGCCAAGTAAGAAGGCATTAAAGGCTAAGTATCTTAAAACTACGAGTGCACCAACTAAAGTACCTCATCCTGATAGTCCTTTTATGAAGAACCCACCAGGTAAAGGTCTTGGTTCTCAGAATGCAATAACTGAGGAAGAAATAGATAAAGCACTTGAGGAACAGGAGAAAGAAGATGCAGGTGATCAGCCAGTTTCTTAAATATGGTACGTTTAATGAATTATATAATCAACTAAACGACGTACATTTTCCTTGGTATTATCCTAACTCACCAGGTGAACCAGAACAGTATGTAAATTTACTGTACTATGATCATCAGTTCTCCCAGAACATGACACCTAGGTTGATGAGGTGCTTAGTTACTATAACTAATCAACTTAATGCTATAGCAATTCTAAGAGTTAAAGCAAATGCAACTCCTAGGAATGCACCAGAACAAGAGTGGCATACAGATTGGCAGATTAGTACACCAAGTAAAACTTGTGTCCTATATCTCAATACCAATAATGGTTATACTGAGTTTAAAGAAAGTGGTGAAAAAATTTATAGTGTGGAGAATCATGCTATAATTTTTGATACTAATCTAGTACATAGGGGTGTTCCTTCTACTGATGTAGATCGTCGTCTTGTTTTAAATATCAGTTACTTTGAAAAATGAAGCAAGTATACTGGTCTTATAGAATAGGAGAAGGACAGGAAACTGATCCATTTCCACCTGAATTTGTAGACCCACCAACGAAATATAGAATTGGGTATGATATGAGATATGATCATGCCAAATGTCCTGCATGGAAGAAGTGGGGTGATAATACTTGGGTAGTTAAACAACCATTTGATCTTGGGTTTAAGATCAAAGATAATAACATAGAAACTAGTCTAAGTCAAGAATCATATGATGATTACTTTCACTTAGGTGAAAATTGGCTAAGCGGTGACTTGCCAGAACTTCAAATGAAGTATACAATGTCTGTATGGACAAATGAAAAAGATGTATGGATTGAACAGATTCCTCACCCTTTGCTTTCTAGGTTTGGGTTGGACTTGGTACCTGCTACCTTTCCTATATCTGTATGGTATAGACCCCTTGTAGTTGGAGTAAAAGTATTACAGAAGGATGTATACTTACCAAAAGGAACACCACTGTATTATTTCAGACTATATTCTAAGAAGTCTGATTCTAATTTCAAACTAGATAAGAAGGATCCACCTGAACGTCTGATTAAAGAACTTAACCAGAACAATAGGTTCAGGGCATTTACCATGTTTGATGCATGGGATATAATTATGAAAAGAGTAACCAATGAAGGAAAATGTCCAATAAAATGGAATTAGATTTATTTTGCCAGTGGTTTGAAGGAACCTTTGATAATTGGCACCAAGCATCATCCAACCCTACAAAGTGGGCACATATAATAGTAACTCATGAAAAAGTAGATGAACGTAAGTTCCTAACTAAATCTCGATATAACTATACTGACAAACCATATCGAGAACAGGAAGTGGAGGTTACCGAACCTTTAATATTAAATGATAACACGGGTATATTAATAGTAAAGAATCCAGCATGTGATATGATATTCTCTTTTGTACCTGATGACATGGCATTTTATGGTGCATCACTGCCAGATTGTACATATAAAGGTAAAAAGTTGGAAAGTCAAGCAAAATTATATGCTACTGAGTACCATAGTTGGGACAAAGGGTATTGGGATGGTAGCGAAGGATTTTTTACATTCAAGAAGAAGTTATAAATAGACTTGAACGTTTTATTGTGGACTTAGTGTGGCAACACGTAAGATATCTGACCTAACATTATTGGAAGCAGGAAGCGTATCTAGCTCTGATACTTTGCTACTTCTAGATAATTCGGATCCAACAGATCAAAATAAAAGATCAGCTGTAGGTAGTATATTCCGAGCTGTACCTTCAGGTACATATACTACTCCAGGTGTATCTTTTGAAGGGAAAACCTCTACGGGTATGTTTTCCGAAACTCAAGGGCAAGTCGGTCTTGCAATGGGAGATGCTAGACTCAATCTTCAGAAGGTTGGGGGTACTCTCAATGTACAGGCGAAAGATGCTGCTGATACTAACTTAGACATTACCATTGCTGCTCAAGGTACTGGTCAAATACGTCTGGGTTCTATTTTAGCAATTACAGATAATTTGTTTGTAATACCAAACTCATCTGATACCAGTAAGGTCGGTAAGTTTAGTACAGAATCAATACCTGCAGGTGTAACTCATACATATGTGTTACCTTCTAATGGTGTTGTAGCTGCAAGTGATACACTTGTAACTTTAGGTGCTACTCAAACACTAACAAATAAAACTCTTGATAATGCTGCCTTTACAGGCACACTTAGTATTGTTGACTTTACTTCCACAGGTAGTGGAGTATTGGGAACAACTTCTGCAGATACTGTAACTGTTAATGGTTCAGCTTCCTTTAGTGCTGCTGCAACATTTAATAATACAGTAGTTGCTAATCAGACTGTTACTATAACTGGGGATTTGATTCCTAACAGTCATATTGATATGCCTGATGATAAAGTCATCAAATTAGGTAATGATGACGATCTACAAATATCTCATGGGGATACCACTGAGAGTTTAATTGTAGATACTAGGGCATCTGGATCTACACTAAAGATTGGTGCTGATAAAATATGGTTACAGAATAAAGATGGTAATGAACCATTTATTGAATGTACTGACGATGGTTCAGTTAAAATATACCATGATTTTTTCCCTAAATTAGAAACTTCAGCGACTGGAATTAATATTACAGGAGCTATAGATGCTGTTACTAGTATTACATCTACTGGTAATATTGTAAGTACTGGTAGTGCACATCAACTAGATGGTCAATTAGGTATTGGTAGAGCTGCTGCAACATATACTCTTGAAGTTGAAGGTTCTATATTTGCTACAGGTTCTTCACTTATAATTGGAGATGCTGGAACATCGAAATCGATTATCCAGAAGCGTGTAGCAAGTTCAAGTTTAAACTTTACTGATGATACTGGTGCTGACCAAGCTATCTTAGATGGTGGTGGTCAGTTTGGTATTGGTAAAACTCCAGGTTACAAGTTAGATGTATCTGGAGATGGTTGGTTTGATGGTGATATAACTATTAATACAACTGACCCTGTTAATAAAACTGGTGGTAAAATCTCTGCCAGAGAAATTGTTCTAACAGATCCACAGACAGGATCAACTGCCACGCTGAATTCTGGTACTGGAAGCGGTGTATCAATGGCAAAAGTCTACTTCCACTCATTTAATTAAAACTCATGGCCGTCAAACAAGTCGGAGTACTGGCAAACTTCACCCCATCCGTTACCCCGTACTCAAATTCAAGAACAACTTCTGCAACTGCAACTCAGGGATTCAACATTTATACATGTCCTGGTGCTACTCTGATGAGTGGTAAATTAATAATTGCTAATAATACTGGTAGTGCAGCTACTGTAGATATTGCAGTAACTGAACAAACTCAAGCATTGCAACTAGATGCACCAGGTAACCAACCAGGTGCACCATCTACCTTTAGTGCATTTTCATTTCCTGAGTTTTCATACACAACTTCAGTTGTAATAGAAGGTGGTGGTGTTACGGGATCATTTACACCAGGTGAGACTGTCAGTTGGACGAATAGTGGACTTACTCCTACTGCACAGACTGCCATTGTTGAACTTTGGGATTCTGGTAACAGCAAACTTTGGTTAAGGAACATGAGCCATCCAAAGGGACTTGATCTTCCAGGTGATACTACTGTAACAGGAGCAAATGGTGGAACAATATCTGCTGGTCCTTCTTATGCTGGTACTGGTGGAACTGATGGGTGGTCAGGTAGAGTTAGGTATTATGACTCACAACTTGGAGTAGTATACTTCCAAAACTATGAGTATAAAAATAATATCAACTATAAGAACATCTATGACATCAATACTGAGGTTGTTGCTGAGAACAACAACAGTGCTGCGAAGTCTACTGCATTTAATAATGCACCAGTAGCTACTACACAAAATAGGTATGCTGCTGCTGGTAATACAACTCCTGCAACAGAATTTATTGATGCTGCTGGTACTGAACTGTTAATTTCTGCAGTTCGTGATGTTGAAACATCACAATATATTGCTCGTAATGTATCCATTGATAACCAAAAAACTTTTGAATTGACAGGATTAGTACTTGGTACTTATCAATCACTTTATGTTAAATCAACTGCTGCTGTATCTGCAACTCTAATTGGATTTGAAGATACTGCTGAAATTCCTTCATAACATAGAGATAGTAAAAGATGGCACTAACCAGACTTAAGAACGTCTTTACATCAAAAACTGGCCGTTGCCTATATGTCAACCCTGATGATTTTGATGCATCTGACTCATTTGACAATAGAGGTAACTCTCCTAACCGTCCTTTTAAAACTATACAAAGGGCACTAATAGAATCTGCCAGATTTTCTTATAGGGCTGGTCAATTTAATGATGCTTATGAATCATTTACTATCGTATTATATCCTGGTGATTATCTTGTAGATAATAGACCAGGCACAAATACTTCAGGTAATGCTTATTTACCTGCAGATATTACAGAATTAAGTTCATCCACTAACTTTGATTTAACAGATGCTAGTGGTAATCCTAATCCAAACAATGTTCTCTATAGATTCAACTCTGTAGAGGGTGGAATTATTGTACCTAGAGGTACATCACTTGTTGGTATGGATCTTAGAAAGACTAAGATTAGACCATTATATATTCCTGATCCTGAAGCTGGTGCTATTGATAGATCTGCAATCTTCAGGGTAACTGGTGGTTGCTATTTCTGGCAATTTAGTTTCTTTGATGGACCTTCTACAGGTGTATATAAAGATCCTGCACAGCCATCTGCATCATCACCACCAACATTCTCTCACCATAAACTATGTTGTTTTGAGTATGCTGATGGTAATAATATACAGGCAGGTATTACTGGAACTGATGGTCAAGCATTAACAGAGAATGATCTAGAGTTATACTATCAGAAGATTGCTAAGGCATATGCTGATATTCCTGATGCTACTGGTACACAAAGTGCTGATGAATTACAAGCAAGAATAGAAGAAAATAGAATTGTTGGTCCTAACTTAGCTGGACCTGTAACTATTGCTAATACAGCATCTAGTGGTATTATAACTGACTATGTTAATGTGAACGTATTCACAACAACTGCTCAGGTAACTACAACAACTAATCATAATCTATCTGTTGGTACTCCTATTCTTATTAGTGGTGTAACAGGAACTGATGCTACAAGATTTAATGGATCATATTTTGTTAGTGAGGTTGTATCACCAACTAAATTCAGATACATCATTAAAGATCCTGGATCAGGTGCACCATCTGGTAACCCAACAACAGATAGTTGCCAAGTTCAGGTAGAAGTTGATAACGTAGATTCATCATCACCATACATATTCAACTGTTCTCTAAGATCTACTTGGGGAACCTGTGGTATGCACGCTGATGGTAGTAAAGCAACTGGATTCAAATCCATGGTTGTTGCTCAGTTTACTGGTGTATCACTACAGAAAGATGATAACGCATTCATCAAGTGGAATGGATCTGCATATGAAGCAGGTGGCCACACTGATGGAGATAGTATATTTAAAGCTGCATATAGAAACTTCCATGTAAAATGTTCAAATGATGCTGTTATACAGGCAGTATCAGTGTTCGCTGTTGGATTCGCTGATCATTTCGTAGCCCTAAGTGGTGGTGACCAGTCAATTACTAACTCTAACAGTAACTTTGGATCTTGTGCATTAAGAGCAAAAGGATTTAAGGGATCACCATTTACACAGGATAAGGCTGGTAAGATAACTCATGTTATTCCACCTAAAAAGTTAGCAAGAACATATGGTGCTGTTGGATCATATACCTTTAATGCTACAGAAAATAATTGGATTGTTGCATGTGTTCAGAACAATGATGGTCATGGTATAGCAGCTGGTGATTATATTAAATTCATACAATCTGATGCTCAAGAAGCATATAAGGTAACTGCTGTTAATGGAACTAGTGGTCAGTTAACCTTAAATAGAGGTTATCGTGGATCAACTGCTACTGGTTTAAGTGTATGGAAAGGTGTTGTTAATGAAATTCCTGTTGGTTATGTTGCTTTTGATGTACAAAAAACACAACAAAATGCTGAAAGAAATAATACAGCATGGGGATTAAACCAGACTATTGCTGCTGGATCAACATGTGTAAACAGTGGACAGGCATATTATACTGTTGCTGGTGGACAAACTAATACTGTTGGATCTGGTCCGAATCATACTAGTGGTTCTGCTGTTGATGGTAGTGTTACATGGGCTCATATTGGTGCTGTAGACACAAGATTATATCTCTATGGATATACATCACAAGCAACCAAACCACCATATAAATTACAAGGTTTCAATATTGGTGCTAGAATACAGGATAAAATATTAGTATCTCTTATAGATTCTAATAATAACTCTGCACCAACCGTATTTGCTGCATTAATTACACCTGATGGTAGTACTACACCAGCTGATAGTGTATTTACTGCTGTTACTGCAAATTCATACGTTGCTGGAGATCCAAATCATCCAATACAATGGGATGCAACATTAGGTAACTGGTATTTAAGAGTTACTGCAGCTACATCTGGTTCACAGAATGCATCTGCAACCACTGGATATAAGGGTATTCATTATCATCTTGCTGATGATAACTTCTATACCAATTCACTATTCACTGGTGCAGGATACATGAGACGTGTTCCTGATAATAGAACTTCTAGGGATAGAACATACAGATTGCGTTATGTTGTAGATAGTTCAGTTGATCTACAAAGAGATCCTATCAATGGTTATATTATTCAGCCTAGAAACGTACCTACTGGTCAGTCATATGGTGATGTTTATTACATCTATGACATTGAAATAGAGAAGGAACTTAAGAAGTCAGTACAAAATGGTATCTATTATTGTACTGTATTGAAAGGTAGTGTATCTCCAACTAATGCTAGTGTTGATGCATTCTCATTCTCTCAAAATATTAATGACTTATATCCTACTTTAGATAAGGATAACCCAACAGAGGATCCAGGTGAAGCAACATCTGCTGCAAGTAATACTACCATTGGTTTAGTAACAACAACTGATAATAACACAGGACTTCAGGATAAGACATTATCCATCACTAAAGAATCAATTGGTGATTTCATTGAAGAATCAAGAAATAATTATACCAATGCAAACACAAATGATCCTCAGCAAGCAAACTTTATTACTCTTGAAGCAAGAGATGGTGATGCAACTGAGTTAGATCAAGCAGTAAGAATGATACCTGTTAATGCAACAGGTGGTACTGATACTGAACTTAGACGACCAAGTATTCTAAGATCTGGTAACCATACATTTGAATATGTTGGTTATGGTCCAGGTAACTACTCAACTGGTCTACCTTCAGTACAGAATAGAGTTCTAACTGAACCTGAAGTTCTTGTTTCACAGTCACAGAAAGAGAATGGAGGTATTGCATTCTACTCTGGACTTAATAGTAATGGTGACCTATTCATTGGTAATACTAAGGTTAGTTCTGTTACTGGTGAAGAAGCAAACCTTGATACTCCTACACTATCCATTGTTGGTGAGACTGCAAACTTACGTCCTACCTATGATGAGATCATTGTTAGGGATAAGATTACTGTTGAATCTAACAGTCTTGAGACTGAAATTAGAGGTAAATTCAGGGTAGAAGGACTATCAACCTTTAATTCTGAGATGACAGTTGCTGATATTACTATTGGTACTGCATCTGAATCACAAAAGAATATTGATGTTTTAGGTACTGACCCATCAAATACTACACAAGGTGCTACAGGTGACTGGAAATTACTTGAGAATCCAACACGAGGAGGATATCTAGGTAGTGCATATCTAGGTGGTAACTGGGTTAAGTTTGGATTAAGTGATACTGGTAACATGTCCATTACTGGTGGTAGTGGTACTACTGCTAGTACTGGTGATCTAGAATTGAGTAACAACCTAGGTCTTAAGATTAACAACTTAGGAACCTTACAAGTTGGAACAGGTGCCACTACTTTAGGTGGTACACTAGGTGTTACTGATGTTGCTACATTCAGCAATGACATAGCTGTTAATGGTGGTGATATTACTACTAACCAGACAACCTTCAACTTAATTCAAACTACTGCAACAACATTGAATATTGGTGGTGCTGCTACTGATGTTCAAATTGGTGCTACGACTGGTACAACTACTATAAGAAATACTCTTGAAATAAATGGTGACTTCACCATTGGAGGAGGAGATCTAACAGTTGGTAGTACAAATTGTATATCTGATAGTTCTGGTACATGCACATTAAAGGGTATTGATGCTCTTGATGCTACTACTGAAGCTACTATAGAATCAGCAATAGATTCTCTCGGATCATTAACATCTGCATCTAGTCTTGCTACTGTTGGTACTATTACAACAGGTACTTGGAATGCAACTACGATCAGTAGACAGTATGGTGGTACTGGAATAAATACAAACACACTATCAAACGGTCAATTATTGATTGGTTCTGCGAGTGGATTTGCTAAAGCAACTATTACTCAAGGTTCAGGTATTGGTATTTCTAATGGTGCAAACTCTATCACTATTAGTAACAGTGGTGTAACATCATTTGCTAATCCTTCAGGTTTCCACGATGGATCTGTTAACTCAACTACAGGTGGAGTTACATTTTCTATCGGTGATGAATCAAATGCATACGGTAGAAGATGGATAAGTACAAATGCACCTTCTGGTGGTTCAAATGGAGATGTTTGGTATAGATACTAATGGGATTACCTTATTCTAATCAATATGCAGAGCTACTTGGTGGTAATGCATGGATAAAAAGGAGTAATAGTTGGGAACCAACTCATTCTATCCACGCTAAAGATAGTGGTGGTACTTGGAGAAGAGCTAAGCAACATTATATTAAGAGTGGTGGTACTTGGAGAGAAGTACATAAAGGTAATGTGTATAGATTTCAATTTGATCTGAATAATAATAACTCAGGTTCATCAGCTAAGACAGTTAATACTAGATGGATGGAATGTACAGGATCTAATACTGATGATCTACAAACAGGATCTTATAACACAATAGCAGCTGATAGTTATACATTTGATTTAGATACTGCCCTATCATATTCTGGATATAATACTCAAGGTGGTGCTGATGTTTATGGTGTTGTGTATATAAATTCATGGCAGAGAAATGTAACTATACCTAATATAACTGGTGGATCTAAGGTACTAATTGTTGTTGGTGGTGGTAGACGTATAATGGGTAAAGGTGGTAATGGTTCAGCTGGACAAAATACATCTAATACCAATGGTGGACAGAACGGACAAACTGCATTATATGTAAGAGAAGAATCTCTTCTGATCAATAATGGTCAAATCGCTGGCGGCGGTGGAGGCGGCGGCGGTGGCCGTGGTGGGCAATGTACATATCAGAATACAGGACAATATGGTTGTATGAAGGGAAGTCAGTGTCAAGCAACATATCAAAATTTCTCAACGTCACAAGGAGGCGGTGGAGGTGGTGGTATTGGCTATCCAGGAGGACAGAGAGGAACAGGAGGAAACAATGGGCAGAGTGGTTCCGTAAACGCACCAGGAAATGGTGGGGGAGCTTCAGGATGTGGTTCAAAATCAGGAGGTAGAGGTGGTGGATGGGGATCCACTGCTCAAGGTGGATCTGGAAGAGGAACACCTGGCTCTGGTGGAAATGCTATTGATGGAGTCTCCTATATAAACAAGTTGACCTCTGGTACAATCAACGGTGGACAAGTAAACTAATGACTACAACAAATGTCGAGAACATCGACGTACAATTTAGATTGGACGCTGATGTAGCTCCAACTTATAAAGCAACTAACTTCAATCCAGAAGACAATACATTTGAGGTGTTCTATAATGATGGGACATTGAAGAATGATGAATGGTATGGACCTATTCCTATGGATCTAGATTCATTAGAACCTGAAGATAAGGAACCATTAAGATTTCAGATTGCTGAAGCAGTATATCAGGCAGTTAAGAACAATCAATTAGAAGAGTGTGATATGTCTGGTACTCTTATTGCTCTCAATAATATTATTGATACGGAACAAGTAGTTCCTATGGAAGATTTGATGCGCCATAGAGAAGCAGTAGCAAGAGCAGATTCTACTCATGTTGATCCTGTTGTTGGTGCAATAAACACAACCCAAGTTGTTAATGTTTATAATGAAGATGACTTCGACCTTCAGTTTGAAGCACTTACACAAGCACTAGCAGAAGAAGATGCCGCAACTGAGGAGTAGGCAATGTATCAATTTGCAGAAACTCAGGACTCAAGGATAGCACAGTACTCCTTTGGTAGGAGTATTACTTCTCATGGGTTAACAGTCTTTAGTACTACAGACGCACGTAAAGGTAAAAAGATATTCGGTAACGATCCAGATCCTTTTAAAGAGATACCTCTGTTCACACAGAGTGATGTCCTTGCAGATCATATTAAGAATAATAAGAAAGGGATCGTTGCTAAGAATGAGGATTTAATAAGAGAATTCGGTAAGACATTACAAGTACATCATAGAACTGTCATGTTCGGAAGTACATGGAAGAGTGACAGTTTGCGTCCCGCACATAAATCTTTTGTGTATCACAATGGTGCATACACGCATTTTAGATTCCCAGGTCTTGCAAGATTAATATCTGAAGAGGAGGGTGGTGTAGTCTCATGTCAGGGATTTGAGGATTTACATGCCACTAATAGAAGAGTATACTTCTATGAGAAGAATGGGGCCTTTACACCAGCAGGAAATGGTAGTATACTAGTACCTATGCATGACTGTTGGTATAATCAACAGAAATTAGCACAACACTTTCCATTTGCTATATCAGATCCAACAATGGTTCAAATCACAGTAGACAAACCCACAATAGTGATAGAGTTTACAAGAGAAGAACCAGACGTTGCTGAATTTGGTAGGACATGGTTACAACAAATCGAAGATGGTCTTATTGAAATTGTAGATAGATGATGCCAGCGATCACAGTGAGGGATACTTTCGAGAACCTCACCGTACTATATCATAAAGGATGCCAGCAAGCTTTTAAGTTCTTCGGAGATGATCCTGAAGAGCACAAAGTATATGTTAAAGAACATCATGTTGACATGATCAAGCAGATGTTTGATACTTCAAAGTATCCTTGGGAATTCCTTACAAGATTTTACTTACATAGTAGATGCTTACTGTTCACTGATGGTGTATGGATGAGCGAAACTGCTACATATCCGCAGTATCTACGTTATAAACCAGGATCTCATACATCAATGAGAGTGTCTGGTATCACTAGGTTTACGGCACTGACAAATAATTGCGGTGCCATTTGTGTTGGATGGGATCCAGACGCAGACCACATACCAAATTTACGTAGAGAAGTACATAAGGTAGATAAAGAAACGCACTTCATGCCCATGCGACCTGATTCTATACTGGTTGCTACGGAGGATGCTATGTATGGTAGTATAGAATTACCCATGGGATGTCCTAGACGTGTCATAAATGATTTTGATGTGCTACAATTTGAGAAACCAGGATATCTCATTGAGTTTATGAATGAACCTATGGTGCTAGAGGATGAACTAATTAACTATGCTCATCAGTGGATAAGCGGTAGAATAGAGGTGTTTGATCGTGCTTGAACTTCGTGATGGAAATACTCCGTGTTGGCAGGAGAACGTAGGTCATCCATGGACTGAATACAAGCATCTTCCACGCGAACAGTTCGAGGAGTTGGTTGATCTCATGATGGAAGCATATCCAGAGCATGAACTAACACGTTGGTTGATGCGTGGGTTCTGTATCAATGACGGAGATAGTACTATAAGTGTTGGATCCTTAGAAGGTAAGATAATATTGAACCACCATCTCTCTATGTTTGATGAGGAGGATGCGGAGTGTTATGAGCAATTCTGGGAAGATGCTGATGATAGCATAGACTGGGATGAGGATTGGGAGGATGAGGACACTTAAATGAGTGTCACATATTGTCTTCCATCCGCACCATGATGTACTATACTAAGTATATCAATCAAGGAACCCCATGACTAAAGCACTATTTGTTGACACAGTTTACGAAAGAGCGCATAAGCTTGGACAAATCCTTCAAGAGGATGTAAACAGTAAGTATCCTAACTCTGGTACCGTGTTCAACATCAAAGAAGGACGCAAGTACATTAAGATTACTGCGGATGATAACCAGTCATCAGTACATGCTTTCATAGATAGAAAGACTGGTGATGTGTACAAACCAGCATCATGGGCAAAACCTGCAAAGCATGTGCGCTACAACCTTTTAGATGATTCATCTTATGCCCAATGCCTAACTAGAGCAGACTGGGCGGGATCATACCTTTATCTTAGATAGACCCCTTGAGGGGTCTCCTAGACCCCTTTTAGAACCCTTTAATACTATGCCTGTATACAGAGACTATGAGATTAGGATTAATCTCAACGAACTAATAGAGAAAAGAATTCCGTGTTGTGATCTATTACATCCTGATCATTGCTTCTCAGCAGATCAAGTATCACAGATAGCACATGATATTAATATGGACTTGGATCTACATCCAATCTATCATCAAATAGATGAGCATATTATGCGCTATGTTACTGCTGCTGGTATTGATAACACGGATCATTGGGTTGAAAAGAAGTTGCCTGACTTAGATGAGTAATATAAACGTACACCAAGTTAATAATAATGTGACGCATGTGTTCCCAGTGGGATTATATGCGGCAACTAATCTATTGACTGATAAAGAGAATGCGGTAATATCTAGTAAAGTACATGAATTGCGTAAAGTATTCAAGAAAGGTAACACTGAGAGTTGGTTGAGTGGTGCATCATCACCAGACAATTGCTTTCACCTTACTGACCTTACGGAATATTTGGAATTCACTACGCTCATTAATAAGGTAACTGAGTGTGTAAATGACTTCGCTAGACACTATGGTTCGGATGAGGTTTACGAATGCACAGAATCATGGTATAATGTATATCAGAGTGGTAAGTATCAAGAGTTCCACATGCACCCATATAACATATTCTCCGCAATATATTATGTGAAAGTACCTAAAGGTGCTGCTGGTACATACTTTAAGCGTCCTGATATGGGAAGTATGCTACCACCTAAGAATAAAGTGCAACCAACACCATTAAATCAGGATGTATTGATTGCACCACCGCAAGAGAAAGCTGTTGTTATCTTCAGATCTAACTTGCAACACTCAGTTCCACCGTCAACATTTGATGGGGAGCGTATTACCATAGCTTTAAACTTTGCATGAAATGAATGGTTGGTATGTAATTTTTTGGACAGTACTCACACTGTTCTTACTCAGATCCCTCGGTGCTTTTAAACCTACTAAGAAGAAAAGGAATAAAAGGAAATGAGGAGATTTATTAGAGTATGGAAGTATTCACTAGGATCATTTAATGACGAAACCACAAAACGATACGACAATGCGATTATTATTGTCCGTAGCATCATATTTGCTACTTACCTTGTCACTAATTGCTTTATTATTAGTGGTGTCATTCGGCATTGGGACAATTAGATGAGAGACACAGTATTATTTGGTGACTGTCGTAAGACACTAGGCACACTGAAAGCACAGATTACAACTGGTATTGCGGAAAAACCACAGATGTGTGTAACATCACCACCTTACTATGGTCTAAGGGACTATGGTGGTAAGGAGGAGCAGATAGGTATGGAGCAATCACCAGAAGAATACATTGCTGAAATGGTTAAGGTATTCTCATTAGTGCGTGATGTACTTGCAGAGGATGGTACGTTGTGGGTTAACATAGGTGACACATACTATAATTACAGAAGTGATGGTAACTATCCTAAACAGACAGTTGCTAAGACCAGACAAGATCTACCTCAGAATACACCAGTAAGAGGAAATAGACTAGAAGGACTTAAGAGTAAGGATCTAATCGGTATACCATGGATGTTAGCATTTGCACTACGTGCTGATGGGTGGTGGTTGAGACAGGATATAATCTGGCACAAGCCTAACCCCATGCCTGAGAGTGTTCGTGATAGATGTACTAAGTCGCATGAATACATTTTTCTACTAAGCAAGAGCAAGAATTACAAATATGACAATGAAGCAATCAAAGAACCAGTCAAGCAAGACTGGGGAACGAGAAATAGAACTGAAGGGAAGTATCATAATGAAGGGACAGGGTTACAGCCACATAGTGGTCTCACCAAGTCTTACGAGAAGAAAAATAAGCGTAGTGTATGGTCAGTTACGAATAAACCATACAAAGGAGCACATTTCGCAGTGTTCCCCCCAGACCTCATTGAACCATGTATCTTGGCAGGGAGCAACGAGGGTGATGTGATTCTGGATCCTTTTATGGGATCAGGAACCACTGCCATGGTTGCCAAGAAACATAATAGACACTATATTGGGTGTGAACTCAATAAGGACTATGCCAGTTTGCAAACTGACCGTATTGATAGCATTCCAACTCAATTACCTGATATACTATGGAAGTAATCATCACGGAGCAACCAGAAATGGACAGCGTAGTAACGATGGTTGAACTGGACACACAACAGATCAAGTATCTTATTGATCTTATGTGGTCTACAGACCCAACCATAGGAAACCAGATCGCAGTAAGACATAATGTTGATGATATACAGTTAGAAAAGCACCTTACCAAAGAACTAGGTCGAGCTTTGGACGAACTTGATGCACCAGCATCAGGTTATCGTGGTCTACGTTTAGATGAGATACAAGAATGAAATTAACTTACGCTGATTCACCATTCTTCTCGAATTGGTCACAGACTTACTTCTCTAATTTACCATTAGATCAGCACATTGCTAACAACAAATGGTTTATGGACACACTCTCTATGTTAAAGGATGATGGCATATTATATGTGCCAGTTCTTGATAAAGAGTTTGATAGGTTAGGGAGGTTGGTTACATGAACGCAAAAGATATGTCTGGACTTGAAAAACTAGTCTTTATTTCCTCATTCATTTACTTTCTTCATTGGTCATGTCTTGTTATGTCACGTTTGGTGGGTATCGTAATCGCAAGCGGATCGCTCGCGCTGCAATCGAGTGGTTCTTCAAGCATCGTAAACTCAATCGCTTCAACACGTTTGTCCATATTGTAGACAAACGGTTGTGGCATCAGGGTAATGATGGAACATGCTTATCAATTGATGAGTTATCACGTCCACGTTACTTTGAGATCGAGTTGGAGAACCGATTAGACAACAAAGAGCAGTATTTAACTACTCTATTCCATGAACTACGTCATGTAGAACAAAGATTACGTGGTACACATGTACAACGTTTCTCTACACGTCATAGTAGAGTAGTAAATAAGTGGAAGGGAGTACCAGTACCCCCTGAAACAGAATACATGGATGAACCATGGGAGATTGATGCATACAAGATGGAATCAGTCTTCTTTAAAGAGTATCAGGATGCAAAACTTAACGATTGACAAGTTCTATGTACGTCCACCTATAAATTATAAAGAGATTATTAAGGAACTCTCTTTATATCGAAGGGAGGACGCGCCAGTCAAAGCAGATTTGACTGACTGGGACGTGTCTGATTGTTATATTTTCGATGAACTCTTAGGTCAACTCAATGTCATCTATCCAACGTTGGAGGTCGAGGATCTCTGGATCAGCATCTACAGACAAGGTGACTACGCAGAGGCTCATAACCATAACGGTTCTGTTTGGTCTTTTGTGTGGTATTTGGATGCCTGTCCTAAATGCTCTCCTCTTATCTTCCCTGACATAAAACACCCATGGTTACCACCTGAAGTTGTTAAACCTAAAGTTGGTAACTTACATGTGTTTGATGGAGAACGCATACATTACGTAACCCCACATACATGCTTGCATGATAGAATTGTGGTGTCTGGTAATCTAGTGACAGTTCCAGAATCAACACAAGAAGAGGATTTTTACCAACAAGGTTTGGTATAAATATCGAGGTGCTTACAGATAACTATGGCAATTGACCCACACATTGACAAGTATTTTGACTACAAGTATGTTGAAGGAGAACTACACATTTACATACGAGAAGAGTTAGTTAAAGAACTTGGTTGGACAGATAAAGATTTAGAATTAGGGTTCGGTGGGATCCGACAAATGAATAGATGGGGCAAAGATGCTCATCTATCCATCCACACAATTGAAAACCGTGATTATGTACACCCTTGGGATGAGCACAACAAGAAAATCGACCAAAACACCTGAACAGAAGGAATTAGAATCTATTGCTAGGTTCTATAAAGATTGTGAACATGGATTTGCAACTAAAGATGGTTATTATGCTATACCAGTGATGGGTAGTAAGACCAAGTTGGCTTTAGTCCACAATGGTGCTATAATAAAGTATTGTCGCAATGAGCAGTCTGCACGTAATGAAGTGGAGAGACTGCGTAAGAAATGAAACCTATTGTCAAGTATCAAGGCGGTAAGACCAAAGAACTACCACTGATCAAGCAATTGCTACCAGATCAGTTTGAAAGGGTATTAGAACCCTTTTGTGGTGGTGCTGCGGTCTCATTTGCATTGAATAAAACATCAGTATTGAATGATATCAATGCTACCTTGATGAACATGTATGCTCAGGTTAAAGATCCTATCATGTTCCAGGAAGTATTCTCTCACGTATGCTATCTAAAAACATTAGATCATGATGCATTAGAGAAAGAGTACTATGAATCAAGAGATTACATTAATGATGGTGAACGTGACCCATATAAATGGGCAGTCAGTTACATTACTGTAAGGCAGTTGTGTTTCTCTGGTATGGAGAGATACAACAGCAATGGTAAATTCAATGTACCATTTGGTCATTACAAGAAGTTTTCATGCAATCTTAATTGGGAGCACATGAAAATGCTCAAGCGATGCAAATTAAACAATGGATCTTTTGAGAGTATATTTGAAGATGCACTTGAGAATGACTGGATATTCATTGATCCACCCTATCTCAATCGTTTAGGATACACCACTGGTGATGGTGGTGAGGATTTACATGAACGATTAGTAGAGTGTATGAATAATACCAGTGCCAAATGGTTATTTGTACATACTGAGGATGATTATTATATGAATGCCCTAAAGGACTATCATATTATGATTAAACCTCATCAGTATGCTCAACGATGGGGCAAGGGTAAGAACCATGCCAATGCTCAAGTAAAGCATATGTACGTGACCAATTACGAGAATGATATGACACTTCATAGAGTGGCACTGCCTATGTTGCAAGATGCTGCATAAAGAGACTATAATAATCATAGTTACACAGTTCACATGATCGCTTCATTGCATTTCGGTAGACACTTCTGGTTAGATGATGAGGATGAGTTCTGCTCATGCCCTACATTTACTGATGGTACACCTGATCTAGATCAAACTGATTATGTATCTGAGTGGACTGAACTAGAGGATGTTGACCTAGGTAAACTATTCTACATTCATAAGCAGTTAGTTACTGATGTTGTTACAGAGTATGAGCAGTCAAGATGCTAGTACGACAGTTAATTCATCATCTCGAACAGTTTGATCCTGAAGAGACTATCAATATTGTGGACTACGACAAAGACGAGGATTTCAGTATAGTTGAAATCAAGAGAGAAAGAGGTTATAATGTTATACGAATACGCTCTATTCCTACTTACAATTTTTCCAATGTTATCATCCACTGAATACTTGGAAGCAACATTGCTTCCACTCATTGAGAGTATCAAACCAAAGGCAACAGAATCATTCATTCTAGAAGCATGTGGTCTAGGATCACGTCCATCTACACAGTCTGTATCCATTACAGTAGGTGGTAGACTAGAGAAGTTTTGGAACACAGTCATTAGTGATCTTGATAATAGTGTGTCACGTAATTTAATTGAAGATAGTGATCGTGTTGATGTCAATGGTAGAACAAGACAGATAGATCATTTCTTTACTATACCTGAACTCATGTATGCATCACATATGTACCTAGAGAGTAAGTGCAATGTGAATTTTGATACAGAGAAGATACGTGCATCAAATGAGAAGATACATCAAATCGCTGAAGTATTAGGAGAGAAGTATAATACTGAGGTACAAAGGGGATATTTCATACCAGTCAAGAGAGAGATACCAGTAGAAATATCAAGAGAGTATGTTGCTCTTGGAGTGGGTGTGTATGGTGTCTCTGATCTCTTTAGATGGGTAGGAGAAGATAATATGCCCTTTACCATTGATGAGTATTTTGACTTCTTCAAGACTAGACTAGCACCGATCATCACCAGACTAATGGATGGTGTGCCAGCCAACAAACCTGCACATAGGGTATTGCATGGCAGTCTCGATCTGCTATAATAAGAGAGTAAGGCAAGGGTGAGCACACAAGTTGCTCTTTAAGTCGAACCTCTTACTGCTGCATGTCCCTTTGGTAGTTTCAGACATGGAGGCGATAGGAAACTACCATAACATGCCACAATAGCACAGCGGTAGTGCAGGGCTTTTGTAAAGCCAAGGTCGGGAGTTCAAATCTCTCTTGTGGCACCATTCAAATGTAAACCTCATTTTATTATCATCATGTCTGAATCATTTGCTTTCTTTCTACTTGAGAACACCAACAGTGGTGCTGAAGTATTGCAAGTATTAGACCATATCGTAGACTGTGTGGAGGAAGATGTAGCAACTGCCTTATGATGACATGAAGCTTAGACCAGAACCATTATCCAGTAAACCTCAGATGTATCAATCAGTCGGCACTCTATCCAAACAAATTAAAATGATCAAGGAGTGTTTAAAACAGTCCTATATCTACACGGGAGAAGAGGAAGCAAGGTTGAAACGTGAGTTGCGTAGTTTATACGCACAGAGAACAGAGTTAAATAAGGGTAATGGTTTTGGTAACTAATGCCTAAGAAACATCAGTTCAAGATCGGAGATCCAGTCTCCTTTGATGGGCACGACAGTGCATACATCAATTTCGTTTGTAGTGATTATATCGTAGTCTGTACACATGAGTGGCCCGATGAAGGGACACTACATGGCATTAAACAAGTTAACGTTTTAGTCTATCCTGACTATTACGATCAAATCACCCCAAGGATCCCAAATGGCAAAGTCCCTCAAGAAAGTCCAGTTCACAGTACTGAATCAGGACATACTGGTTGAATTACAACCAAAGAGAAAAGGAGTTTACTGGTCATTCACCGATGTACCACAATCATATGGACCGTTTAGGAGCGAGGATCATGCAATCAATGATGCCAAACTCTATTCACAGTATGGTACAACTAGTAAGCAACTGTTAAAGAAATGAGTGTAGAACACCCCACAGAAGACGAAATGGAACGTCGCCGTCAATGTTACCTAGAACTATCACATGAAGGACTAGGGAATGAGATCTATAACATATGTACGGCATGGGCACATAATCCTACAACCAAATCACCAACACAACTAGCGAATGAAAGGTGATTATTTCTATGAACCTGAAGAAGTCAACGGACGACTAAAGGGATTACATACAGTCTATCCTACTCTAAAGAAGGAGTGGGATAGCAATCATTATGGACTAGAGTGGAGAGACTTTACATCATACCAGAAGAAGACCATAGAAGAAAGTAATCAAGGACATGAAATACAATATGATGAATACTTTACTGCACCACTAGCAACAGAAGATAGTAAGTGGAGTATAGCACCATTATTCTTTAATCGTACACCATACCCAAGGAACGTAGAAGTATTACCTAAACTAGCAAAGACAATGACATGGTTAGGTGAAACTATGTACGTAGGTATGGTTAAACTAGCACCTGATGCATCTCTAGGATGGCATTATGACCCTGATCCTAATAGTCATACTCAGAGACTGAGGTGTCAGTTGCCATTTACTGCTGAGATCTGTACGCTATCTGTACGGAATGAGTCTAGACCCCAGGCGGAGGGTAAATTGATGATTTTCCAGAGTTCCGCGATGCATAAGGTAGAAAATATGGGTAGATTCGATAGAATTTCCCTCATATTTGATGTATTCCGCGAAGGACCAGGTATTTTGTGAGTAAGATACTCAAGGATACTACCCTTTTAAGAAATGTTAATAAAAACGTAGTTGGGCGGTTTACTTTGTTATTGTATCAGAGTGCTTTGGGGTCTAAGCCCGCAGTGTGCCAGTTTGTCAAGTGGTTTTGTGACAGTTCTCGAAGTGGCTCAGAGGTTGGTTGACAGGTGAGGCGAGATCGATTATAATTACTAATGTAGATAACCAAAAAGAACGTGGCAGCCAAAAAGCACACATTTGAAATCGCCGAGTTGAGTTCTGCAATTGACAAGATAGTCGTGCAGAGTTCCAAGGTATTCATCAACTTCTCAGGGAATGAGAAAACCTATGAGTATGAGTGGAAACCCGCAAACAAAACTCTTTTAGCCAAGCTCGAAGGTTTTGTTGAAGATCCTACTTCCCTGTCACTTGGAAGGTTTTATAATGATTCTTTGAAAAGTGGCGATTTAGTTCAAAAGCCCCAAGTTTAGTTAAAACCTGTAAACTTCTACAAACGGACAGAAAAATGGCAAAGTCGTGGGATTATCGCGGTAATCGCAAAAAGGGATCATTTGGCCAAAAAAAGAGAGAATTAGAACAATTTGAGGATTTAGCCAATTCTGGCTATTCTGACAAGATAAGCAATATTAATAGAATAAGACAAGATCTGAATCACTTGGAGGATGATTATGAATAGTATAGAAGTACTAATCACTAAGTATAAAGAATCGGGATTAGATTGGAAGGAAAGCATAGATTTAGTTCAGGGATTGCTTGACACTGACATGCACAAATCTCACCCAGAGTTTGAGCAGATCTGTTCCTATTATCTCACAGAAGGACTAGTATACTACGTCCCTTGTGACAGTTAGTGAATTGTCCACAGGCGGCTGGACCGCGATATCAAAAAAGTCAGCCGCCTGGCGGCATCGCATAAAAAAACGGGAGTTAAATCCCGTTTAGAAAATCGTGCATTTTGTCCAGATATTCTTCATAGGTTCCGTTGAACCAATCTGGCGCGGTTCGGGTCTGGTGTCTTTGGGCACTCTCACGAATTTCTCGCTCAGTGTAACCCTTTTCTAGCAGACCGCCGTAAAATTCAGAAATGATGCTCATGATTCCTCAGTGATGATTTTGTGTTCAGCGTTTATGACCTGATCCCAGAGGGAGTCGAATTGGTCATCCTCAGCGGGTGGCAAATCCAGATCAGCGAGTGAACTGAAAATGGATGTCAGCAAATCGTGCTGTGCTGAGGTGAGAGTGATCGTGAATTGGTCGTTGAATTTCATACTCTTATATTACATGAAAATCGACCCCATGGGGGAAAAAATGGACAGTCTCTCAACTGTCCATCGGCGGCCGGATTTTTTAGAGTTCTTCTACTGACTCAATCGTCCATTCGGAGACGTATTCCATTTCAACAGGGAATCCATTTATATTTGCGTGGGCAAGTTCCCTCGCTTGCTCTTCGGTCTCTGCTTCAACAAGAACTGTGAAGTAGTTGACCTCAGAGCATTCGATTCTAAATTGGTTCATTAGACGTACCCAGCAATTTCCATTCCTGGTTCATCATAAAATAATGAGATGCCGAGGTCAGGGAACATTTCACGTAATTTGTGAATGATGCCCTCTGGTGGACTCCATGCCGTGTCAAAATGGCAAACGAAATAATCGTCATCCTCATCACCCCATTCTATATGGTCTCGGTTGATGTCCCATTTTGTGTCCCAATGATAGCACCGCCAATTATACCAGCGATCGTCCTGATTTCCTGTGGACGCAAATTCTAAACCCCTATGGCAAACCTCGCCGTTTGGGGATTTGTATTCTTTATAGACTGGGAGTTCACCAACCTCGCCACGCTGTCGCCCAAGATATTTAAGGTCATCCTCAGCGAGTGGGATTTTTGACCAATCGGGTTCGGGGTAGATTTCAGCAAATGGGGAATCGCTTTCAAAGAAGGATTTGACCTTTTGAACGTCTGCAGTATTTTCGCCTGAGACTGTGAGTCTGTTATTGCACCAATTTGGCATAGTGTTCTTTTAAAATAATGGGACAGGAAAAAAGGGAGTGCTAGACTCCCTCATATGCTCGATCACACGCAATTTCATAAATGAGTGCCTCTTCTGATTTGGTGAGGTCTTTGAAATTCTCGGTGACGATTTGGTCGAAGATTGCCTCTGCTAGATCTTCAAGGTAGGTTTCAGACATAATCGAAGGGTGAAGGTTCGGTGATTTTCTCAAAGAGAGAATTGAAAGCGTCCTGATCGAAGTGATCAGGGATTCCGCAGTCGAAGAAGAAGACCGCCATTTGAGCAAGGACTTCTTCTTCAGATTCGGTGATTTGTAGATTTCTCATACCTACATTCTACACCTTGATTCGATCGTCTGGATGACACATCTCGGAAATGACATCATCTGAAACAATTCTGATTTTGTCTTTAGGAGCGTGCTTGAAATACTGGTTGATGTGCTTGGATGTCGTCCGTGAATAATAGGTTGAGGTTTTGAACCAACCCAAGTCAGGAGAGAATCCAGCAACGGGAGTTTCGTAGGAGAAAAATAACGAGGTTCCGTTATTCAAAGAAAGTTCGGTCTGATTGGATCCGAGTTGTCTGAGGATCATTAAAATGAATCGCTTTGGTTGACTTCTTAAGTATAGGGCAAATCCGACCCAATGGAAGGTCTCTTGTGCCACTAATCCAACTGTCCACGGGCGGCCGGAATCCATAAAAAAAGACCCCTTACGGGGTCAGGTGATTTATCCGAATGAGGTAGGAACTTTTATTCTGCCGAGGACGGGTAGAATTTCCTTAACCATTGCTTCCAAGAGTAGAACGGGAAGGAGGATAAGAGCAAATCCGTCACGAGGGTAATCCTTGAAAATGGATTTGAGTTCAACCATTTCGACCTTTGGGGTTTGAGGTTGAGGGGTTGCCGCTGCTTTGCGAGTGCGAGGGGCGGCGGGTGCTTTGCGTGCTCTGGTCTTACGTGCTGGTTTTTTAGGAGCAACGGTTGAGACGGGAGCAGACTTAGCGGATGCTGGCATTTGGATGCTGGCGTTTTGTACTCTCATATTATACAGAGGATCGCTTGACAAAATCAGATGCAGCGGCGAAGCGTAACATAATGAAACAAAAAAACGGCTGCCCTGACCAGTTGACATAGTGGCACACCCTATATGGAAATCGATATCCACGGGGTTTATAATGGAACTAGTTCAGAGGATTTCTGCTTTATGCAAACCCACAGCATCACCCTAGGTCGCAACATCCCAAACTCAGGCACCGTGACCCGTCAAATGTGGAATCAGTTTTTGAAAGATGAGGTTTGCTCTCTTTTGGATTTCGCAACGATCACGGAAGGGGTTGGAATTTACAAAGGCGATTTGGAAGAATGCATGACTATTTCAATCACCGTGGATGAAAGAACAGCGGGTGCAGATCGCATGATCAAAAATCTTCATGAGGTCGGGCAACGTTACAAAAAGCAGTTTCGCCAAGACTGTGTTCTATATTCTACCACGTCGCTCGCTGATCTCGTATTCACGTGACCAAACCCAAACCCAAAAAATCCAAGACCCGACTCCTCGGACATTTCATTCGGGGAGTTTTCATTTTCATTATATGCGCCTTGGAAGCATAGCACATATGTACTAGTGGGACGGCTGGAATTTTTACAACAGATTGTTAAGAGTTCACCCCTACCCGTTTCCCCCTCATGCCCATCTGCTATAATTAAGGCATGTCAAACAAACAACCAATGTTCAATTCTGATCTTCGCCCCGCATTCGGCGGTGCTGTTCTTATGAACGAAGCAGCAACCAAAGATGCGGCAGTGATGGCAGCATTGACCAAACTCGCAGAGGACGGATTTCAATTCAAGTCCCACTCACTCGGCGAAGCATGGAATATAAGCGATCGTCACTGATCGCCTTTCCATTATCCATTTTTCACATGAGGTTTTTCACTATGACATCTTGGGCAGTCCAACCCTCAGCATGGGGCAACGAACTCAAAGCAAATGCAGAGTTTGGTCATTCATTCGACCGCATACAGGACATCGCATTAGATTGGGCAACTGATCAAATGGAAGCGATGACCATATGGAAGGTCGGCACTGAGGCAGAATTCAAATGGATGGAAGTGAACGCATGATGAACGCATCAACTTATGATCTGCTTAAGCATGATTCTTTCATCCGTTATTATTTCCTGAATTCTGACCCTTATTCTCAACATGACCAAAAACAGCACAAAGGTTCGTTACTGGACAAACCAGCAACAAAATCCAAGACTCATCAGTTTTCCAACTTATGAGTCTGCCATTCAGATCTTAGAAGACTTTGGAAGACTTGGATGGCGTGCCGAGATCGCCCCACCGCACATTCGCTGAGGCACTCGGAGGCACTACCCCCCTAGTGGGGGTTTTTTCATGCCCCCCATAGCTTAACATCCATACGCTTTCTAAGCTATAAAGTCTTGCATGAGCGAGCGTGAAACAAAATAAAAAATTTTCCCAAAAAATCCCCCAGACCCTTTCAAATATAAAGAACGTCTTAAGAGTTTGTAAAAACTGTGAAGTGCCCATTGACTTTATGTGAGGGTTTCGGTATAATATTAATATATAAATTACGCCCTCTCTTCTCTCAGCCAATGATCACACTAGACGCTAAGTACCACGACTATCTTACCAGCGGTAAGACTTTCGACCTTGACGGATGTAGAGAACGTGTGACAGGATATGGATATAACTGCGATGGTAATGGCATAACTGGTTATTATGTCAATACAGAGAACTGGAGATTGAACTATGATCTACAAGAGAGGTTCATAGACAAGGAGGAATTACATGTCAGGTGATTATTTTTCATCAGAGAGATATCAACAGACTATAAGTTACTCACAAGTGAGTGATCTCAAAGAAAGAGTAACCGAACTCGAAGCACAAATTGAAACATTGGTAAATACCATTGACACCCACAACGTATTGATTAGGAATTATGAGTTTATCAAACGAAGAACTTCTCGCTAGAATCACAGCACTCGAACATAAGGTCTCGAATAGTCTTCTAATGATGAAGAGAACACCTACATCTGAATATGAGAAACTCGTCGATGTTGTGTGCGATCATGAGAAGCAGATTAGAAACATTAATCAAGAGATTGAGCAAGGTCCAGTGTCTGAATCATGGACACAATCTGGATTACACTTTGAAGAACCAATGCCACCCCCTGAGCCACCTTTAAATGCAAACCAATAATTACTTAGAGGAAAAGATTAAGACTGCTCAGGGGAGAATTAAAGAACTTGAGTATATGATTAGAGAGTGGGAAAAATCCTTAGAGGTTAAAAAATCGCGTAGTTGAACGCAAAAATTCGCGTCCAAAATCGCGAAGGGATCTCTAAATAGCATCAAAAAACTATGGACGAATTGGAAGGAGAATTCATTATTAAGGTTAATGGAGAAACGATAAGGCATAACAGAGCAAGGGATTTACCTGCTTCGTTTGATCATCTTATTAAGTTTGCCCCTAGTTCTCCAGAACCTCCACATACTGAGGCACAGCATAATGCTATGTCCAAGTATGCAGACTACTTACAAGAATTGATGACTAGAGAGACGAAATGACAATCTCTGTTTCACCATTTGCTGAACCATGGTCTATACCAGATAGGACTAGACCAACGTTTACAATCAATCAGACAGTAACAGCATCTACAGATGATGCCGTTAATGAGACGATAACGAATGTAACTGCTTCAGTAGATGGAACAGAACCTAACCTTGTAATCACACCAGGTACAACCTCTGTGTCGATTACAGGGTCTTTTGCTGACCCCTTTTCAGATACATTCACATATCTTGATACAGCTCCCTGCTCAGGGGAATCAACAAATACGATGAGCTCTACTACTGTTACAGGTGCAGATAACCTACCTGCAGGTAAGGTTGTTTATACCATTAACCAAGATATGACTGCATATACGACTAAGACGTTTACTATTGTTGTATCTTATGAATTGAATAACGCGGCTCAGACACCTGAATCCTTTACCCTTACCATGAAAATAAATAACTCATGGGAAGGTATGCGATCCCTTATTGACACTTATTACAACTAATGACTTATCCACGTATAGTACATGATGACTGGTTTGATGATCCACCTAGACCTGAAGAAGAGATAGCTGCAGCATTTGATTGGGAAGATACTGCACCTAGTGAATATGAACCACCTGATCCCCCTGAAGAAGAGATAACAATGCATGAGAAGATGTACAGGATTGCTACAGCATATCATAATCCATTTGCTATTGGTGGATCAGAGAACTGTCATAATGATCTAGACTGTAATATAGGAGGTAGTGAAAATGCCAGCCGTAACTAGAGTAGGAGACGCAGACGTATCACATTGTTCTGGTATGGTCAGAGCAGAAGGGTCTGGTAATGTCTTTGCTAATTGTATTCCTATTTCTCGTCAGGGTGATGTGAACACTGGACATCTTAAACCAGGTGTTCCTTGTCCATCTCATTCTGCACCAATTGCTACAGGAAGTACAACCGTATTTGTAAATGGCAAAGGATGTGGTAGAATAGGAGATGCAATAAGTGGCTGTACATCAGTCGCTGAAGGATCATCTAACGTATTCGCAGGTTAATTATGGCAAAGACTAAGGCAGGTGGATTTGGTACTTCCTCAAAAATGGAAGCAATCCCCAAGAAAACAAGACAAGGTAGAGGTCAACATAGTAAGTTCTCTGCTACCAGTCGTAATAGTGCAAAGAAGAGATATAGGGGACAGGGCAGATAATGTATCAAGCATTACCCAAGTGCCTACACATCAAAGATAGCCCTGTCGCAGGACAGGGCATTTTTGCTAAAGAGGATATACCAGACAACATCTATCTTGGTATATCACATGTTGTGGTGGATGAAGAGATTATGAGAACTCCTTTAGGTGGTTTTGTGAATCATAGTAATGATCCCAACTGCGTTAAAGGATATAAAGATGAGGGATGGGGTAAGATATATCATATGATGACCACTAAACCAATTAAAAAGGGTCAAGAGCTCTTCTTGAAGTACACTTTCTATCAAGTCTGAATAACAGGTATAAATATAAAGAAGGTTAATTCCGTAAAGGATGGCAATTACATCGAAGTCTTTCCGTGACTTCAGCTTGACTTTTGAAAAGAATGCAGTGACAAACGATGTTTTGGCACTGACTAATGAATCAGCCATCAAGGCTAGCGTGAAAAATATAGTATTATATAATTTTTATGAGAAACCATTCGATCCTTTCTTTGGTGGCAATATTATAGGGCTGTTATTTGAGAATGCTAGTCCTGATCTTGAGAATGAAATAACGGAGCGTCTATCAGATGCGATCAATATTCACGAACCTAGGGTAGCAGTCCTTGACGTTTACACTAAGTGGGAAGAGAATCGTAACCAATTAGACGTTTCAATTGAATACATTATACTTGGAATTCCTCCTATACAAGATTCAGTAGAAGTTGCATTGAAACCATAATGGCATTTAAGCAGGTAAATGCACTTGAGTTCAACGAAATCAAGGCACAGATTAAAAATTATCTAACAGCACAATCAGAGTTTAGTGATTATGACTTTGAAGGGTCATCATTGACTGTACTGATTGATACTTTAGCATATAATACCTATTACACTAGTGTAAATGCCAACCTTGCAGTTAATGAAGGGTTCCTAGAGACCGCAGTTTTACGTGAAAATGTCGTAAAATTGGCAAGAATGCTTGGTTATACACCAAAATCATCTCGTTCTTCCCAAGCAACTGTTACAATTCAGGTTCAAACTAATGTTACAACCAATTCACAGGGTGTAATTACAAAAGGATATCCAAAAACTGTTACAATTTCACAAGGATTGGTACTAAATTTCACTGGACTAGACAATAATAACTTTGTTTTCTCTATTCCATCTGATGTTACGGTATCTGTAGACAGTACAACTGGTATTGCAACCTTTGCAGGTCTCATAGTTTATGAAGGTGTTTACTTAACAGACACATTTGTACGTAATACTTCCGAAAGACAACGCTTTATTCTTACAAATACTGATGCAGACACCTCTGTAATGAAGGTTCAGGTCACTTCTGGTACTGTCACAGAGCGTTATTTGCAAGCAACAGACATCACTAAGATTAATTCTTCATCAAAAGTCTTCTTTTTAGAAGAATCTGAGTATGGAAGACCTGAAATTATGTTTGGTGATGGTACAATTGGTAAAGATTTGCTCAATGGTGATGTAATTAGCGTCACTTATACCACTTCTAGTGGAACTGGAGCTAATGGATTGCTCACTTTCACTAATATTGGAACATTTTTAGACGATGAAGCGAATTCTTTGACCTCTGGAATCACTATTACGTTGGATAAACGTCCTGAAGGTGGTGCTCCAGCGGAAACTAAGGAAGGAATCAAGTTTTCTGCGCCTAAATTCTACTCTGCATTCGGTAGAGCAGTCTCAACGCAGGATTATGAGGCAATTGTTCCTCAAATTTATCCAAATGTCGCTTCAATTGCATGTTATGGTGGTGAAGAAGCGGATCCTCCTGAATATGGGAAGGTATTTTTGGCAATTAAACCAAAAAATGCGGATAAATTATCTCTTGCAGAGAAAAATGTCGTTTTGAAGAAGCTCAGAGAGTATTCTGTTGCTGCGATTCAGCCTTCTATCATTGATCCATCGATTTTATACATCGATATGAACAGTTTTGTGTATTTTAACCCTAATATTACACGTAAATCCCAAGAAGAAGTTAAAACTGCAGTTATTGCAACATTAACTGCGCTTAACACAGGGTCTGAATTCAATAAATTTGGTGGAAAGTTCAAATACTCTAAACTTCAGAGTATAATTGACGGTGCAGATACCTCAGTTACATCGAATATCACTCGTCTCAAGATGAGAAAGAACGTAACAGTTGATTTAAACGCTCGTGTGAACTATAAAATCTGTTATGGTAACAGAATTAACCAAGGAACCTCGACAGAACCCACGGTTTCCTCTTCAGGATTTAGAATTCAGGGTGATAATGTTAATACTTACTTCATCAATGATGATGGAGCTGGTAAATTGAGACTTTATTACATTAAAGATACTGGTGCATTTGAATACAGTACTGCTGACGTAGGTACTGTTGATTACACTATGGGTGAAATTGTCATTAATGACATAATAATTTCAAATACAATAACATCAGGTAATATTCTTCAACTTTCAGCAGTTCCAGAATCTAATGACCTTGTTTCTTTGCGTGAAACCTATTTGACATTAGGTATAGATAATACGACAGTTAGTGTTGTAGAAGACACTATCAGTAGCGGTTCAAACCTATCTGGTACGGGAGTTGTACCAGAGTCCAGCTATAATTAATAAAACGCATGGCTCAATCGAATTCATCCTGGAAAGTAGGGTCGTGGACCACTCCGACCACAACGGTATCGGCACCACCAGTTCCATCGGAAGTAAGTCCTGAATCTAGATCGCAGTTATCTGACAGCATTACTGGTCAATTTGCCAGTTTTGTACAGCAGAGCTTTCCTACATTCATAGAATTCGTTAGAGCATACTATAAATCACAAGAATTAAAGGGATATTGCTTAGATATAATCAATAATTGGGCTGATTATTACAATCTTGACAATTATGGGAACTTAGTTACTGAAACAACGACAATTTCAACGGTAACTACCTCTTCTTCTACTATTGACGTTACTTCAACTCGTGATTTTCCCGATGAAGGACTACTTTTAATAGATGATGAGATAATTTACTACCAAAGTAAGGGTGCAACCCTCTTTAACAGTTGTGAAAGAGGTTTTGATGCTGTAAAAGCACTTGGAGATGCAGGAGAATTCGTTTTTTCATCAACAATTGCTGCAGAACACGTTATTGGGTCAAAAGTTGTTAATTTGAACAACCTTTTCCCACTTTTCATGTTGGGACAGTTCAAAGAACTGCTTTTATCCACTTATCCGAAGAATTTTTACACTGGAATCACTGAAAGTACCGTAATTAAGCGAATTAAGGACTTTTATGCTTCTAAAGGGTCTACAAGATCGTTCCAATTCGTTTTAAGAACAATTTTTGGTGTAGAATCGGAAGTTTCCTATCCAAGAGATAGAATTTTCAAACCATCTGACGCATATTACACTTCTAGGGAAGTAATTCGTTGTGTTGCTATAACAGGAGACCCAACTGAGCTTGTTGGGGAAGTTTTATATCAAGAAGCAGATACAACTGATCCAAATGTTGATACAGCACGTATATACGTTAAAGGTGTTGTTGAAGTATTCACTCAAACTGGTTCAATCTTTGAAATTGATGTAGATACCAATAATTCACTTGGAACTTTTGTAACTCCTTACAAATCAATTCTTGCTGCGGACTTAACTGGTGATTTAAGTGATAATATCATTACTGTTGATTCTACATTAGGTTGGCCAGAGAAAAATGGTCGATTTAGGATTGAAGATGAAATTATTACATATCAAGATAAGACAGTTAACCAATTTTTAGGTTGTAATCGTGCTAGAGAGAATACACTCAATGTAGCACACGATGCAGGGCAAGAAGTTTTTGCTGCATACAAGATTTACGGTAAAAGCAACGTAGATGGGTCTGAAATTCAATTAAAGGTCTATGGTGGAACCAGAGGTGTTAATATAGCAAAGGGTGGTAAGTATTACCTTCCACAGAGTAAGGTTACGACCCCTCTAGCACCTGGTTTCGATAGTCTTGACCCAATATGGAGTTCTTTCTTATATAACGTCAGAAGGGCACTTAGAGGGGTTACAGCAACCCTAGGAACACCCAATCCTAATGGTTCTGTTAGAGTAACTGTTACAACAAAAGAGAAGCATCAATTAAGAAGAGATGATAAGGTTAGAATCCTTAATGCTGAGGAAGATATCTACAATAACCAACATGATGTAATTGGTATTGTTGATGATTTTGTTTTTGAGTTTATTCTTTCATCAACTCCTGCTGCTCCGATATTAGCAGGTAAGGAATTCTTTATTGCTAGAGAATTTGCATATGGATCATCTGACTACTCTTACAATGCTACAATTTCTAAGTTTATTGCAGATACCAGTAATACCTACAAGTCATCAACAGATTGTATTATAGCTAGTACAGGTATACCATCACATAAGATTGGACCTTTTGCAGCAGGTGATGTAGATCCAGGAAACCAGAGATATCTTAAAAGAATACCACTAACAACATCTACTAAGAGTACAAAAACTCCAACTCCTATAGGTCAGGTTGGAATTGGTACTAATGGTGTTCCTTTGTTCTCATATAAGGGAAGTGCTACTAAAAAATATGGTGGATTGAAGTCAGTTATTAAAAATTCAGGTGGAGATGGATATGATATTCAAAACCCACCTACAGTTGAGTTTGAACCAGATTATAAGCTTGCAACTACCTATGCTAGTGGAATAATTGTTAAATGGAATGGAAAAAGATATCAATCTAAGAATGTAGGTCAAAGTAGTAATACATTGTACCCTACACATACATCTGGTGATGTAACTCTAGGAACTGTTGAATGGACCTACTTAGGTCTTGCTGCAGCTGCAACTTCAGAGGTAGATGGTAGAGTTATTGCTATTAACGTTACGAATGGAGGTGGTGGATATACAAGTGAACCAAGTGTCTCTATTAGTGGAGGTGGTGCATCTAATAATACACAGGCAACTGCTGTTGCACAGATAACTGATGGTAAGGTTACTGGAATCACAGTTACTGGATCTGGAAGTGGATATACACAGGCTGCTGGATTACCAACTATTACAATTACTGGTGGTAACGGTGCAGGAGCAACTGCAACTGCTGTTGTACGTGGACCTCTTAAGGATATTACTATTACTAATGCTGGATCGCAGTATACATACGAACCGATTATTAAATTGATCTCTGGTAGTGGTGCTGTTGCTTATCCATCAATCTTGAATGGAAAGATAGAGAGTGCTATCGTAACTTTTGGTGGTAGTGGGTATTTTGGTGCTCCAGACGTTGTTATCACTGGAGATGGAGTTGGTGCTACTGCATTTGCTCAAGTAGACTTATCACAGAACATTGTTACTGGTATTGTCGTAACAAATAAAGGAATTGGATACACTATAGGTAATACAAGCATTAGTATTGTATATCCTGGAACTGGTGCTTCATTTACAACCAAATTAACAGAATTAACCTATAACGAATCAGCAACTGCTACAGAAGTTGGTCAAGTAAACTTCAATGCAAGGAAAGTGACTGATCAGGCTAGTGGAGCAGTGATGGTAGGTGAGAATATTGGAATATATGGTGGAGAGTATGGATATTTGTATAATCCTAAGAATCTTAGGTATTACTTAGCTGATAATATTGAACCTGACACGGATCCTAATAATCCACCATGGAAAGAGCTAACTCCAACTAAACATTCACCGATTATAGGTTGGGCATACGATGGACACCCCATATATGGACCTTATGGGTATGAAGATCCTGAAAATCAGAATCCATACAATTCATATAAGCAACCTGGTACAAGCTACCGATTGAAGACAACTAGGGATGCTCTTCTAAGCGGTCTAAGCGACCCTATGGGAACCTTTATCGAAGATTATGAATATGTAGAGGGATTAGGCGGTTTAGACCAATATAATGGTAGATTCTGCGTAACTCCAGAATTTCCAGATGGAGTTTATGCATATTTCTGTACAATTGATGGAATCAGTGGAAATCCGAAATTTCCATATTTTGTAGGACCAAATTTCTACTCAGAAGCGGATGAAGTCAACTGGGACGGAAATGGTCTTCAGAAAAACTTTACAGAAGACGCAATTAGGTATAAAGCACCATATATCGGAACTGACAACATAACCACTAAGAGAAAGCAACTTGATAACAAAGTTGACTTCGTTTTAGCACTAGAAGACACTACAACTCTTATTACACTTGAAACTGGAGAAATTCTTCAATATGTTGAAGATGGTATTGGATATTTCAGTTATTATCCAGTAATTCGTGGTGGAATAGCAGAATCACTAACAGTTACCTCTACTAACCAATATTCTTCTTCTAATATCAATGAATACCTTATAGAAGGTGGTGGTACTGGTTATAAGGTTAATGATCGACTATTATTTGATAATAGTACCTCTGGAGGAGAAGGTGTTAGTGCATCTGTCTCTGCAGTTAGTGGTGCAGTTGTTTCTTCCTTAAATTATGCTGTAGATGACGATGATGTTGTTACTGCGACTTTAACAACTTCAGATAAGCATTATTTGGTTGGTGATGATCAACTTACTGTTTCTATTTCTGATAATTCAGCTACAAGATCTCTTAATACTAAAATTATCAATAATAAGTACCATTTTGAGTATTTTGACCTAGTAAGCATGAAGTTAATTGGTCCTTGGACTAATAGTACTGCATATGCTAAAAATGATCTTGTTTATGTTTCAAATAGAGTTTATAAGGCTGCTGCAGCTGGTACATCTGATTCTGGTGCAGGAAATGCTCCTACTCATTTATCAGGGACAGCATCTGATGGTACATTGACTTGGACTTACGTAAGAACTCGTACAGACGGTAATTTAGTCCAAGGTGGATGGTCAGGTATTACTGGTGGATCTGGATATACAAATGGAACTTATAATGACGTTCCATTAACTACTAATAATAGTGGTAGAAACGGAAAGGCAACTATAGTCGTTTCTGGCGGTGCAATCACCACAGTTACAATTACAGACTTTGGTACTGCATATAATGTTGGAGATACTATTTCTGCTAGTGATCAGAACTTAGGTAATGGTGGAGGGTCTAGTTTCAGTATTACATTAACTGAGACTCTAAGAGAGGCAGTATGTCATACAAATCTTGCTCATCAAGTTGCAATAGGCGATACTGTTAATATTTCAGGAGTTTCTCCATCTGCATACGATAAAACTGATTATGAAGTAATTAGAACGGAAACTCTTCGTAGATTCACTGTAAAACGCAATCATGGGTCTACAGCTGCCGCTACAGTCACTTCTGCTGATGTTTATGTCCAAGAACCCAAGTTAGAGTTGATTGACGGGCATTCTTACACATTTGACACTTCAGATGCAAGTAATGTTGGAAAAACACTTGCATTTACTCTAGATCCCGCAAATACCGATATTTTCACTTATAAGAACATATCTGCGGAAACAAAGAATGCACAAACGGGTCAACAGACTTCTATCACTATATTGATGACAGATCTTCCTGGAATCTTCTATTACTTCGATATTCAAGGAACTATTGCTGGAAGTTACCTTACAGTTATGAATGAGCCTTTATCGGGCACAAATATTGTAAAAGATGTAACTGATCTCAATTTCACTTATATTTGTGGAAAAGAACCTGAAAGTGGATATACAAGTGGTATTACTTATGTTACAACTTCAATATACCCAACAGGCGGTATTGGAAAAATTTCTATCGGTGATTCGGGAAGAAACTACTCATCTCTTCCAAAATTAACTGGATCTACTAGATCTGGATCTGGTGCAACTGCAGTTGCTACTATTTCTGGTTCAGTATCTGGTGTTACTATTGCTAACATGGGATCTGGTTATAATCCTGCATCTGCTCCAGTAGCATATGTAACTTTACCAGATTTTGTAGATTTAACTCTAACTGAAGTATTAGGTAGTGGTTCGTTTGCTAAAGATGAAATTGTTATATCAGAACCAGTTCTAGGTGCTCAAACTGCTAGAGGTAAAGTTATTAGTTGGGATCCAACAACTTCCATATTGAGAATTCAACCTCTGCGAAATAATCTAAAAGATGGAGCTGGGAACTTTAGTGCAGCAACTAGAGGGTGGATCATGTACACTCCATATACATCTAACAATGCTAGAGGTAAGGTTTATAGTTCTGATGCTGAAGGTAAGGTCACAACTGTGGGTGGAATTCATGCTAACGTCCAGGCCATTATTCCCAGCTCAGGTCCAAATGTTGGTAAATTAGAATCTGTTAATATTATTGCAGCAGGATCTAATTATAGAGCTGCTCCTACTATTGATCTTGATGATCCCACATATGGACTAGTAAACACTGTAGCAATTACTACACAGTCTAGTACCAATTATACAACTGGATCATATACTGGTGTTGCTCAGAAGAGTGTTGCTCCTACTGGGGGAACTGGTGTTGAGTTTACAGTAGTTGTTAATGGTGCAGGAACTATTGAAAGTATTACCGTTACTGATGGTGGTAGTACATATGCACTAGGTGACGTTATTACAATTTCTGGTGCATCAATGGGTGGTACTGATGTTACTCATGATGCTACTGTGACAGTTGATAAACTTACACATCTTGATCCAGCGATTACCAATTGTGTGTTAAATGCATCTATTGATGCTATTACAGTAACCAATACTGGATCTGGTTATCTATCAGCACCAAATGTAGATGTTAGTGGTGGTAGTGGAATCAACGCTAAGTTCAATTCAAGTATTGTAAATGAAGGTGTTTCTGCTATTAATATTGAAGATGGTGGAACATTATATCAGAATGCTCCTGTAGTTAATATTACACAGAAAACAGGAAAGGGTGCTTCTTTATTACTTAAATCTTCCGATTTGGGTAAGATATTAAAGATTGGTGGAGATAATATTACATTTAACTATAGTCATGATAGAACTCTAAAACCAGAATTAAATACAACCTATAATCTTCAATTAACAAGAACTCAGGTTATTGATTATATTGATGTTACTAATGGTGGATCTAATTTTGTATCACAACCAACAATTGTTCTTACTGGTGGAAGTGGGTCACTTTATCAATTAGAAGCGATTGTTGAGAATGAAGTTATACAATCGGTAGAGGTTAGAAATGGAGGTAGAGGATTCTTATCTGCTCCAATTGTAAATGCAAGAGTAACTCATAACTGGGTTGCATTGATGTCTAATAGTACTTTAAACTTCCCATACAATACAAAGATACCAACAGGTACTGCAGTAACCTTAAATGAAGTAGTTGGTACTTTCCCAGCTCCATTGGCAATTAATACAACATATTATGTTGTTGCTTCTAATGGTTCAAATGGATTGGCAGATAATCAAGTTAGATTAGCAACATCTGAAGCAAATGCACTTGCGAACAGTCCAACAACAATTACATTCACTTCTGCTCCAGTTGGAGATGCTAATGGATTAACAACCTTTACATTAGATACTACTGATCTTGGTGATACTATTACTGCATATATGAGACCTGCAACATTCTTAGTTGGAGAAAGAGTTTATCAGGGTGCATCTACAGCTTCATATACTGCATTTGGATATGTTAAGAATTGGGATCCTGCTGGACGTGTTGTTAGTGTAGAAATTAGTGAAGGTGAGTTTAAAGTTGGTCAACCTATATTTGGTGAGGAATCTTCATCATTTGGTTCGATTCATGCGTTTGATAGAGCAGATGCTGTATTTGAAGTTTCTCCAATTAGTATATCATCTTCTAAGTGGGAACGTACTACTGGATTCTTAGATATTAACGAACAGAGATTATATGATAGTGATAGGTTCCAAGAATTCTCATATGAGATATCTTCACCTATTAATATTAAAGATTGGAAGAATCCACTTAAATTTGCTGCTCACCCTGCAGGGTTAAAAGTTGTTGGTACACAGATACTATCACAGGCATCTAAGAAATCTTATAGGGGTAAACCTACTCTTGATTTACTTACCACTAGTTCAACAGATTGGTGGGTTCCTGGTACTAATAGTCTTAATTCAACCTTTAATGGTCTTACATTTGTAACACCAAAACCATCTGCTAAGAATACTGGTAAGTTGGCAACTATTAATAACTTTGCTCTTGGTAAACCAGATTATACAGCTGCTGTTCCTACAGAGGTTCAAGTATTCGGTAGACAGTTGTTAGATATTCAGAAGATCTTAACTTGTGTCTCATATAAGGTTGATGATATTACAACTAGAGATATCGTCTTTGATGGAGCATCTTCTAGTGTAGTTGATTTAAGTAATAATAGAATTACATTAACTAATCATGGATTGATTGAGAATCAAACTGTTACCTTTAAAGGTGATATTGGTGGATTGACAACAGGAACTGTATATTACGTTGATGTTATTGATGCTAATACAATATCTTTGAAACCTTCTCTTGGAGGTAGTACAGTTGTACTATCCTCACTCAGTGTAGGTACACATACATTTGTTTCTTGTAAGACAGATGGTATTGAAGCAAATAATGGAAGTTCCTTTAACCCAACAAATGTTGTATATACTCCTGCAGATGGTAATTTAGTAATTCATAGTGCTGGACATGGATTAACTACTGCTAATACAATCACTATTGCTGATGATGCATTGACATTAACTTGTTTAATGGATAACAATGCAACTAACCACACATATCCAAGATCAACAGATCCAATAGGTCATGGTGGAAAGATATTGAACATTATAGCAGAAACTACTGATACATTTACTGTTAATGTTGGATCTACTGCTGCTATTAATAGATTCACAGTAGGAATTGATGGAGTTAATACTCAGTTCTCAACAAGAGTTGATAATACAGCAGTTAGTACCAAGATTAACAAGACATCTGTTAAATCACAGTTCTTAGTTATAATTGATGGTATTGTTCAGAATCCAAATAATTATACTTTTGCTAGTGATGTTATAACATTCTCTACTGCACCTCAATTAGGTTCTAGTGCTTTGGTAATGTACTATGATCGTGCATCATATACTTCTAGCTTCCAATTAGATCAGATTGGAGATGAGATAAAGACTTTAGATACTGGTATGTCTGGTAGTGCTGCTCATACCTATGTTGGTGGTACAGTAACCAATGCTGTAACTGTGGTTAGTGATAGTAATACCCAGAAGAATGTAACAGATGCTGCATATACTCCTGCTACTGGTCTCTTAGAATTAACTATTGGATCTCATAGCTATACAACTAGTGATACTATTCAGATTGCTGATAGTTCTCTTAAGTTCACTTGTGCTGCTGATAATCATGCTAGTACACATGCTTATCCAAGACCATCGGATGAAGCATTTGGTGCTACCTTGGCAATTACAGCAGAAACTGCTACTACTATTACTGTACAGGTCAATACTAATCTAAGTCCCGTTAGAGACACTCCTGATGGACTGACTGCTGGTACAGGATATGCAGATGGTACATATACTAACATTCCATTATTCAATAAGATTGGAACAGGTGTTGGTGCTACTGGTGATATAGTTGTTGTTGATGGTGGTGTTAAGAATGTAGTATTAAACAACCCAGGTAACGGATATACAGAAAATGATATCTTAGGAATCAGTCCAATTGGAAAACCATTAACCAATTCATATGTACCTAGTGCTGCAGCATACACTCCTAGTACAGGTGTACTACAATTAACTGTTGGAGAACATACTTTAACTGCTCCTACAACCACAACTGTAACTGATGCTGACTATAACCCAACTACAGGTATTATGACAGTTACTGTAGTGGCACATGGATTAAAGGCAGGTGATCAGGTTAAGTTTGCTGATGGTTCACTTAAATTAAGTTGTGCGTTTGGTGGTGCTTCTGGTGCTGCAGCACAAAAGGATTATCCACGTAGTACTGACTATGCTAGTGATAGGTGGTTAGAAGTATCAAACATAACAACTAATACATTTGATGTAACTGTACTGGATACAATTCCTTCTACAAATACTGATGCTCATTCATTTGTATCTGCTGTTGCTTCTGGTCTAAGCATTGCCACATCTACAGTTAAGTTCTCAAATAACTCATTGAACTTCACTTGTACTCATGGTGGAGGTGTTCATTCATATCCTCGTTCTTCAGATCCTATTTCTGGTAAGAATGTCCCAGTTGATGCTATAACATCTACTACGTTTACTGTTAATGCATTAAATGGTACTGCTGCTACAAATACTACTACACATACATTTGATTCACTAGCAACTTATCAGTATCAACCATCATACTGTGATTATGATGCTACTACTGGCATAATGGAAGTCTGGGCTACTGCTCATGGTCTTTCTAATGGTGACTTTGTTCAGTTTGCTACTGATGGTTTAACCTTCAAGTGCTCTCGTGATGGATATGCTACAAATCACACATATCCAAGATCTACTGATCCTGCTGCAGGTAACTGGCTCAATGTATTTGAAGTATCTACAAATAATTTCAAAGTTAATATTGGACAGGCAGTAGAGAAGGCAATGACACCAACCTCAGCTACATTCAATGCATCTACAGGTGCTTTGTCAATGAGTGTTGATAACCATGGATTGACTGCTGCTACATCTCATACTGCAACTGATGCAGCATTTAATACATCAACTGGTATTGTTACAATAACTGTTACTGGACATGGATTTGAAGCAGGAGATAAAGTAAAACTTAAGGATGGTGCTATAACCATGAGTTGTACTCACGGTGGTGGCGGTCAGAGTGCTTACCCACGTTCAACAGATCCAATTAGCGGTAAGTGGATTACAATTAGAGCAGTGACTACAGATACATTTGATATTCAATGTTTGGATGATACTCCTTGTACTAATACCACTACTCATGCATTCGTTTCTGGATTGGCAGATGGTATTCTTTATGCAACTAGCTTCGTTAGCATTGATGATGACGCATTGACATTCACATGCTCAATGGATGATGACTTCTCCAGACATTCATATCCAGCTGCAGGTGATAGGTCTTCTAAGGCAGTACTTGGAGTCGAGTCCGTTACTTCAGACACATTTACCGTTGATGTTGGTGCATCACCTGAAGTTGCATTTACTCCAACGGCAGCTACCTATACTGCAACAACTGGAGATCTTCAATTAACTATTGGATCTCATAGTCTTGAGGTTGGAAATAGTATTAATATTGATGTTAACTCCTTGATGTTTAGATGTCATATGGAGAATGATGGTACTCTTGCTAGTGGAAATCTAACTAGCTTAGGTGCTACTTTACACAACTATCCTAGAGTAACAGATCCAGCTGCTAAGACTAATCAATATATTACTGCTACAACTGGAACAACAATCACAGTTAATGTTGGACCATCACCTACTGTAAATTATCAACCAACAGGTGCTGCTCTTAACCTTGCTAATGGAGATCTTGATCTAACTGTTGGTGGGCATAAGTTCCGTGGATATGATACATTCACTCCAACTGATATTGCTTATGATCCTGCTACAGGTATAGCGACATTAACAATCAAAGGTCATACTATCAATAAAGGTGACTTTGTTCAGATTGCCAAAGAATCATTAACATTCACATGTACTGCTGGTGCTGGAAATCATAGTTATCCAAGAGTAACAGATCCTGCCTATAGATCATGGTTACAAGTAATTGATGTAACAAATGATACAATATTATTGAATTTCTATGTTGCAACTGGAGCAACAGGTCAAGCACACACATTTGTTTCTGCTTCAGATAATTGTGTTCAAAGAAAAGGAGATACTATCAAGTTGGCAGATGGTGGTATTGTGATGAGTTGTGATAATGGTGGTGTTAGCAACCAGTCTTATCCTAGAACTGATACTATTTCATATACCCCAACAGATGCAGATTATGATCCTGCTACAGGTATTATGACTATTACTCATGGAGGGGGTGCAGGTGCCTTTGTGAACGGTGATCAAGTTAAATTTGATGATAGTGCTATTGTATTCACTTGCACTCAAGGTGGAGGCACACATGCTTATCCTAGAGCAACTGATCCTGCTAGTGGTAGATGGTTAACTATTTGGGATGCTGACAATACAACCTTTAAGGTTCAGGTATTAGATTCTATTCCTTCTACTAACGTAACAGTACATACTTTTGATAGTGCTGTTAGCAATGGTATGAAGAAGAAAAAGGATTGGGCATATGATAGACCAATTCCTATTAAGAGTGTTGGATATACATCTCATGCTGTATCAAATGCTACATATGCACCTGGTACAGGTGTACTAACAGCAACAGTTGCTGGACATGGTTTCTCTAATGGTGATTATGTTAAGGTCAATCAAGGTGCATTGAAGTTCACATGTAATAAGGATAGTAATGCAACAGTTAAGAGTTATCCAACTTTAGAAGATCCTAATTATGATGAATGGATGCTTGTATCAAATGTTACAACTGATACGTTTGATATCAATGTTGGTGTTGCTGGACCTAATGGACAGCACGCTCATACATTTGTACCCGAAGGTAAGTTAACACCTACTGTTGCTGCTTATGATCCTCTTACAGGTGTATTCACTATAACTATTAATAATCATGGATTCGTTGCTGGTGATGAAATTAAGATTGATGATGACACCTTCAAATTTACATGTAATGAGGACTTCCATACTTCATTCCATAACTACCCTCGTAGTACAGACCCAATTAGCGGTCAATGGGTTAAGATATACAATGTCACAACCAACACTTTCGATATACAGGTTCTAAACAGTGTACCGTCAACTAATACGACAGCTCATACGTTTATCTCCGCAGTTAGTAACTCTATTACTCGCTCTGCCGTCAAGAAGCAAACTGGCGTTATCACGATTAATACTAACAATAGAGATTCTGCTATTACTCATCAGTATGCTCATAGTTTTGTATCAGCAGGTGCTACAGCCGTCATAGCAGGAGGTAATTATACTCATACCTTCATTCAAGCAACTGCTAATGCTATTAGATCAGGTGGTAACCATACACATACGTTCGTTAATGCAACACCTGGGTCTGTTAAGACTGGTTTTGCACATCAGTTCGTAAGTGCCAATGCAAATAGTGTCACAAGGTCTCTTGTACAATCTGGTGGATATGAATATGACAGACTTGCTGATGCTGGTAGATTGATACGTGAAAACTTAGACTTTATTGCAACAACTGCTTATGGAAGAATGATGGCTACTAATAGCACATTCGTTGTTCCTAGTTTTGTTAAGTGTATTCGTGATACTAAGTTAATTGCTCAAGCTATTGCTAATAATATTGAGTTTGGTGGTAATGATTCTACTTATGATGCAGCGAAATACTATGTTGGTACAGTTCATTTACAAGGTGAAGAAGATCAGACTGTATTAGTATTCAATCATGCTAGAGATATCTGTCGTGAGGTTATGCGTAATATCTCAGTTACAACAAACTCTTATACAGAGGGAGCACAGTACAGAGATTTAACTATTACTAATGATAGTGGTAATGCAACTTATGATACTAATGATTGTACTGATGTTGCATCTGCAATTACTACTTTAACTGCAATTGTTACTCAGGCAGTTGGAACCACTTCTGGTGGAGCAGGTAATTTAACTGGAATCACTAGAACATCTTCATCAAATCCAGAATTCCAAGTTGAAGTTGGTACTGTGGCATTTGATGGAACTGATAAGATATTCAGTGCTAAAGTTGCTGGTAGTAACTATGCATTACCTGCATCTGATAACTTCTTGATATTCTTGAATAGTATTCTTCAGATTAAAGGTAGCACAGAAGCATACACATATACAGGAAGTACAATATCCTTTACTGAAGCACCTACTAGTGGTATGGACTTCTATGGATTCTACTTCGGTAAATTACAATTACTTGATACAATAGCTCCTTTCTTTGATAATGCTAGACAGACTTTTGTTATGACGTTGAATAGCGAACCATTCTCCTTACAGAGTGATAACACTTCTGTTGAACCAGCTAATAACGTAATGATCTTTATTAATGGTGTATTCCAGGAACCTGGAGTTGCATATCAATTAAACGGATCAATTATTGAATTCTTTGAAGCTCCAAGAGCAGGATCAACATGCAGTCTTTATATTTACGTTGGATCTGCAGAAGATATATTCATTTCTAATACTTTCAATTCTCTTGATGCTAATGATAGAATTATGGTTAAGAGTGAAGGTGAAGATCGTCTATTAGCAACAGTATCAAGTGCAACTTCTATAGACACTTATGAGTATACAGGATTAAGACCAACCGTTGCTAATTTTGAATGTACAATTAATAATGGAAAGGTTAATACAGTTAGTATATTAGATGGAGGTAGTAATTATGAAGTTCCACCAATTCTTTATTTCCAAGGTGGTAGTGGAACAGGAGCATCTGCAGAAACAGTTATTCAATCTGGAAGTGGTAGAGTAACCTCTGTCGTTAATCTAAATGGTGGTGCTGGATACTTAACACCACCAACTGTGTTTGCTGTACATCCTTTACATGTAGAGAGAAAATCAAGACAGAGACTTATCTCTAATACTCTTGCACTAGCAAATACATATTTGTCTACTGCTATTTCTGCTGTAGATACAACTTTAACTTGTAAGAATATATACTTTGATGTCAGTCAGAATATAGGTTTCCCTGATGAGGGAGAAGTCTTAATTCCATATTGGGATGCATCTAAAGGATCATGGACCTGTGAAAGGATTCTATATGGTTCTAAGAACACGACTGCTAACACTCTTACAGTTGCAACAGGTGGTAGAGGATATGGTGGAACTACAGCTTCTGCAATATCCATTCAGACAGGAACGTATAGTTCTTCAGGAACTGTATGTACAGTTACTACTTCTGCAGCTCATAACCTGATAACAGGTATGAGCATATATCTAGATCATACTTCAGGCGATGGATTTGACGGAGCATATAAAGTTACTGTCACAGCTGTAGATACATTTACAGTTGAATATCCGTTCTCGCGCACAGCAAGCGGAAACGTCTCACTTCTTCCAGAAGTTCGTCTGAGATCATTATAAATAACAACAAAAGCTCAATGGCATGGCATTAGTTACTGACAAATTTAGAATTTACGCCGCAGAAAGCTTCAGGGATACTTTGTTAACCCAGAATAAGGTGTTTATGTTCGTCGGTAGGGCGAAATCTTGGGGTAGTACAGATGTACCACCTGCAGGTGAACCTATCGATAGTTTTGAGTATCAATCAGAATCATACGCTGATTCCGTTGCCTTTAAGCGTGTAGATATCTCGGATACTGCTTTAGTAGTACCAAGAGTTGATTGGGTTGACCCAACTCAAACAACAGGTGGAGTAGGACGTACATATTCAATGTATAAGCCTGACTACGCACCAACCAAGACTACTGCCAATGGAGCTACTAGGCTCTATGACAGTAATTTTTATGTAATGAACTCTGATTTTAATGTGTACAAGTGTTTGTACAATGGTCAGAATCCAGAATTCCCTAGAGGAAGACCCTCATTGGTAGAACCAACTGGTACATCAACTACTATTATAGAAACTGGTGATAGTCCTGGTGTATACTCCTATCGTTGGAAGTATATGTACACCATTGACGCTGATAACATTCTTAAGTTTGTTACTTCAGAATTTATTCCTGTATTGACAAATACTTTAGTCCAAGCCGCTGCTGGTGCAGGTGCTATTGATAGTGTAGTTGTTGAGAATGCTGGAACTGGTTATAATAATAAAGAGTATACTGATGTTCCCATTCGTGGTGATTGGGAAATTAATGGTGGAAATGAAGCAAAATGTACGGTGAAGATAACTTCTGGTTCAGTTGAATCTGTTACTATCACTACTGCTGGTTCTGGATATACTTTTGGAACAATTGATGTTGCTTTAATTCCTAATGTTGGAAGTGGTACTGGAGCATCTCTTGATGTTGTTATTCCTCCTTCTGGTGGACATGGAAAGAATGTTGTTAGAGAATTAGGTGCATATCGCCTTATGTTTACTAGTAAGTTAGAAACTAGTAGTGCATTTGTTGATTTTCCTAATGACTTGACTTATAGACGAGTTGGACTTGTCTTAAATCCATTTGATTACAATACCTCGACAGTTTGTAGTCAGAATACAAGATCTGCTGTAAAGGCAATGATCTTCCCTCAGGCTGGTACTGGTTCACCTAGTGGAAACTTCGCACCTGGTGAAACAATCACACAAGCATCTACGAATGCTAAAGGATTTGTAGTTTCATATGATTCTACAACTAAAGTATTGAAGTATTATCAAAACTCAGTCGATGGTACTGTCAATGGAAATGTTATTGCATTTTCTGGAGCAAATCAGATTACATCTTCTCAAAATGCTTATACAGCAACTCCCGATGCAACTATAGGAACATCCGCTGTTCCTGTTACTCAGATTACTATCGGTGTATCTGTATATGAGTTGGGATTATCATTTGTAACTGGTTATGCCAACCAAGAAATTGAACTTGGATCTGGTGAAATGCTCTACATAGACAATAGAAATCCGATCACTAGATCGGCTGATCAAAATGAAGAAATCAAAGTAGTCATAGAATTCTAAATGGCACAGAACACGAACCTGAATATTGCTCCTTACTACGACGACTTTGATTCGAGTAAGGGCTTTTTAAAAGTCTTATTTAAACCTGGATATCCTGTACAGGCAAGGGAGCTAACAACTCTCCAGAGTTTAATGCAAAACCAGATCGATTCTTTCGGTCAGGGTGTATATAAAGAAGGTGCTCAGGTAATCCCTGGTGGTATTACTCTGAACAATGATGTTGCTTGTGTTATAATCAATAATTCTTATTTGAATTTAGATGTAGAATTATACAGAACTGCTCTTGATGGATTAGTAATTAAAGGATCTACCTCTGGTGTTCGTGGTCGTGTCCTATTTTCTATTAGTTCCTCTACATCAACCAAGAATCAGATAACATTTTATATAAATTATCTACAAAAAGCAGACGATAATACTACAACTACATTCACAGACGGTGAAACACTTACTTGTGAGACAGATATAACATATCTTTCCACAACTATTGCTGCTGGAACTCCTCTTGCACAGCTTTTAAATTCTAATTCTAACTCTAAAGGTTCTACTGCTAATGTTGGTGCTGGTGTTTATTATGTTAGGGGATATTTTGTTCCTGTAAATGAACAGACTCTTATTTTAGACCAATATGGTACAAATCCATCATATAAAGTTGGTTTAAAAGTAGAAGAAAAGATCATAACTGCTGATGAAGATGCATCTCTATATGATAATGCAATCGGTAGTACAAACTTCTCTGCTCCAGGTGCAGATAGATTTAAAATTAATCTAACATTAGTTAAAAAAGCAACTACAGATCCTAACTCTGCTGACTTTATTGAACTTTTAAGAACTAATACTGGTAAGATTCAAAAGAAAGTAGAGAGAAGTGATCTTGGGTTCATTAATGATGTTCTTGCAACTAGAACTAAAGAAGAATCTGGTGACTATTATGTTAAGAAATTTACTATAGATGCAAGAGAGAATCTTGATGATGGTTTTAATAATGGTGTATATGCATCAGGTACAACTACTGCAGATGGTAATACAGCAGATGAAGCTAATATTGCTGTTCAATTATCTTCAGGTTCTGCATATGTTTCTGGATATAGAACAGAAAGATTATCAACAACATATAAGGATGTTGATAAGCCAAGAACTTTTACAGGTGCAGATAATCAATCTATAACTACTGATGTTGGTAATTACATATTTTTAACCAATGCTTCTGAAGTACCTACAATATATGAAGATATTGAACTTAGAGATGAAATAATAACTTCAGCAGGTACTGCTGCTGGTAATACTATTGGTAGAACTAGAGTACTTAATGCTGCTTATGAATCAGGTACTGTTAATACTGCTACTACAGTTTATAGAATTAATATATTAGATACAAAATTCTACACTAAATTAAATTGTCAAGGTGGTATAAATTGGCATGTAGGTGATTTTGTTGTAGGTAGAACTTCTGGTGCTACTGGATACGTAGCAGTTGATGCTAATGGTGCTTCTGCAAATCAGGAAGGATATCTTATTGATGTAACAGGTAATTTTGTTCAGAATGAGTATTTAGACCTAAACAAAGCAAATAGTGGAACTCAACTAGGACAGTTAGATAATAATGCTGCTTCTGTTATAACTTACGATTTCCGTGATGTAAAATCTTATAAGTATGGTACTAATGGTTGTGCTGATGCAAGATTAGATGTAAGAGTTGCACTTCCTGGATCTGCTCCTATTATCTCAAATTTAGGAAGTAGTGGTGCTACACAGACTGCTACAATTACAGCACAGCTTTCTAATTTCCAAAGTCAACTAAAAGTAGGAGATATAATTGAATTCTCCAACAACAGTGTTGCACAGAGGGTTAAGGTTACTGGTATTACTAGTGCCTATGTTATGGATGTTATTAAGGCTGGTGGTGCTGGTGCAGCTGCAATGGCTACAGGATCTATTACCAGTTCTATAATTAGATCTCGTGCTGAGATTAAGGAAGCACAAAAGAATAAGCTTATTACTCCTCTTGGATTTGATGCAGTAAAGAATACTAATAAAGATAATACTGTTACTCCAGCTGGATACTTTAGAAAAACTATTAGTGGTACAGTATCAGGAACAACTCATACATTTAATGCTGGTGCTGGACTTGTATTCAAGAATGCTGCAGATAATGATGACTTCTTGATGTCTGTTAGTGCAGGTACTAATGAAGGTGATATCTTCCAAGCACCTGGATTCTCTGGTTCTTCAGCCAATGTTCAGAGTGTCACAGTAACTGGTCTTAGTAATGGACAGACAATTGATGTAATTGCTACAGTCTATGCATCTAATAGATCTGCTAAAGTTAAAACTACTGAGAGGATGAAGATCCTCAAACTCAATAAGAGTGTAGTTGCTGGTGTTAATGGATTAACTCAAGAGAATGCTGAGGATGATGGATATGGATACAGAGTAGATGATGCTAGGATTTCTTTAGGTTGTAGTGATGTATTCAAGATTAAAGCAATTTATGAATCTACTAATGCGACTGCTACCCTCAATGAGATGATTCCTAACCTACAGTTTACCAACTTAGTTGGTACTATTGCTGTAGATGATGTTCTTACAGGTGATGATTCGGGTTCTAGGGCAAGAGTTGTTTCATATGACAGTACAAACAATAAGGTATACTTTATTCCAGTAGATGACGATAAATTCACAGATGCTGAAACTATTACATCCCCTTCTGCCACTTTCAAAATTGTCACAGGGCAAATAATTACTGGTGCAAAGGATATAACTGATAGTTTTGATTTAGATGATGGAATGAGAGATCAGTTCTATGATTACTCAAGTCTTGTTAGAAAACCTAACTATGCAGCACCTACACATCAAGTTTTAGTAATCTTTGACCGTTTCCTTACTACTGCTGGAGATAATCCATACACAGTAGATTCATATGATACTGCTGATTATAAGATAATTCCAACTTATGATGAGCAACCATTGAGAGATGCCATAGACTTTAGACCACAGGTAGTTGAAAAGCTTGCTGGATCTGGATCTGTTGCTTCTCCATGGACATTAAATGGAACAGAGTTTTTTGATTATGGATCAAGATCCTTTACTGGTAATGTAATTGGAGTTCCTGGAATAGGTGATACTACAATTTTAAGTCTACAGTATTATCTTCCAAGAATTGATAAAGTCTTTATGAATAAGGACAATGTTGTCCAGATTGCAAAAGGTGCTCCAGGATCAAATCCAGTTGAACCAGAGGATGTTGAAGATGCGATGTTATTGGCAACATTAACATATAAACCATATGTTTTTGATGTTGAGACAGATATTGATATTAAAGAAACAAATTATAAGAGATATACATTTAAAGATATTCAGTTCCTTGAAGATAGAATCAAGACTTTAGAATATTATACTCAACTTTCATTACTTGAAAGTGAGACTGCTGCTATGGAGATTAGAGATACTAGTGGTCTTAGCAGATTCAAGAATGGATTTGTTGTAGATAATTTCTCTAGTTTTGCTACAAGTGACACATTACATCCAGATTATAGAGTATCTCTTGACTTTGAGGAAGGGCAATTAAGACCTTCTCACTTTACAACTACTATACCTCTTGTTTACTCTACTGCATCTACTAATGTACGAACAACTGGTGATCTAGTAACACTTCCTTATACTGATACAGTTTTACTTGACCAACCATTTGCATCTGGTGTTGAGAATGTAAACCCATTTAACGTATTCACATATGTTGGTGATATTAACTTATATCCAGAACAGGATAATTGGGTAGATACTACAAAATTAGGTAAGGTTAAGGAAACAATTGTTGAAGGTAATTTCTTAACAACTATCAGAGAATATAATGCTGACCAGAATGGATTTACTCCGATTCAGTGGAACTCATGGAAGACTACTTGGACTGGTACAAGTATTAGTAAGAAAGTTGGTGCTTGGAGGCATAGTGCTAAGAAGAAGCAGTCAAGGACTATTACTACTACAACCACTAAGACTACAAATCAGACCAGAAGTGGTATTAGATATAAGATAACTCCAGTGTTGGAAACTACATCTCTTGGTGATAAGGTTGTATCAGTTGATCATGTTCAGTTTATGCGTTCTAGGAACATTGAGTTTGCTTGTCAGAAATTAAAACCAAGAACCAAGTTCTTTGCATTCTTTGATGGTATTGCACTACCTAAGAAGCTAATTACACCTAAGATAATGGGACTTGTGAAAGATCCTACTACGGATGCTAAGACAAATAGTATTCCTTTCCAGATTGGTGAAACTGTTTATGTTAAGAAAGGAAATGCAAGTACTCAGAAGGGACAGAATGCATTTAGATTTAAAGCTAGAGTTTCCGCACCAAATGAACAGTATTCTATTAATCCATTAGACGGTACAGATATTACTGGAACTAGTGATTATACTTCTAACTTAGGATTTATTAATATTGATACTCATGCTCTTGCAGATCAAGCAAAGGGTAGTTACTATGGATCTCCTAAGATTAATGATTATCTTATTGGAGAAACTTCAGGTGCTGTTGCTAAAGTATCAAATAAAGATTTAATTAGTGATAAGTCAGGTAGTTTTAGTGCTTCATTCTTTATTGATGCTCCTAATAAAGCAGGTAATCTTACATTTAAGACTGGTACTAAACTATTCAGAATTACTGATGACGAAACTGATAGTAAGGTAATTGGGTTCTCAGATTCTAATGCTGAGGCAGAATTTACATCATCTGGTATTCTTCAAACTACTCAGGAAGATGTTATTTCTGTAAGAAATGCTAAGGTCACTACAGAAGAGATGAGTGATTCTAGAACATTAACTAGTAGCAGTAGTACAAGTACTACAGAGACTAGACACTGTGACCCACTTGCACAAACATTCTTGATTGAAGATGCTGCTCTTGAGGGTGGTGTGTTCTTAACTAAGATTGATATATTCTTCAATACTAAGGATGAAGAAATTCCAGTATCTCTTGATGTTAGAACCGTAGTTAATGGTAATCCAACTCAGAAGATTATACCATTCTCTAAAGTAGTTAAGAAACCTGTAGACGTATTTACATCTGTAGATGCATCTAAACCTACTACATTTACATTCGCATCCCCAGTATATCTTCCATTTAGACAGGAACATGCTATTGTATTGACCTCAGACTCTAATCAGTATAAGGTATTCATCTCTATCCTAGGTAAGGATGCTATTGATGCTGCACATGCTGGTGAGAAGATATCTGAACAGCCATATATCGGTGTACTATTCAAGTCACAGAACGCATCTACTTGGACACCTTCTCAGTATGAAGACTTGATGTTCAAGATCTATAGAGCAGAATTTACAAAACCAACCACAGCAGCCAATAGTAAACTTGTACTAGAGAATGCACAACTTGGTGAATCTAATGGTGGTTACTTAGGTCTTCTACCTAATGCACTACAATTCACTGCAGAGGATGATACTATTAGAGTATTCCATGGTAACCATGGTATGCAATCAACTCTCAATTACTTGGAATTGACTGGAGTAGCTTCTGAAGTACCAGATACAACTCTTTCATCTGGAGTTACTTTGACAGGAACTAGTTGTACAGTAGATGATGCATCATTATTCCATACTACAATGTATGGAACTTCTGGAAGTCCAAGTGGTAACGCAGTAAGTGATTCAATTCCAGGATTTATTAAGATCTTAGGTACAGAAGCAGATGGTAGTGGTGATGAAATTATTGCATACAAAGGAATTGCTGGAAACACAATAAACTTTGTTACATCTCAACCTAGAAATCATAACGGTACTAGTGGATCTGCAAGTGGTAAAGTACATGCTACTGGTGCAGTTGTACAGTGTTATAATATCAATGGTATTCCATTAACAGATATTAATAAGACTCATACATCTATTGTGACACTTAATAGTCCACATAGTTATAAGATACAGGTTAGTGGTAAGAAAGCTCTAACAACTATGGCTGGTGGTGGTACAACAATGACTGCTTCTCAAAACGTTGCATGGGATGTTGTTACTCCATTGGTTAATAACCAAACACAACCACAGTGTAGTATTATTAGTAGAGTTAAAGGTACTCAAGCAACCTCATGTGGTCCTGATTCTGATGGATCAAATGCTGGGTTAGAGACTTCATTCGTTAAAGATGTTGCATGGTCAGATGTAACAATTAATGAAGAAAACTATTTCCCTAAGACTAAGGTTATTGCTAATCAACTTAATGAAGTTAATAGGATGAGCAATGTTAAGTCCTTTACTATGGAATTAGATCTTGAGACAGAGGTAACACATCTATCTCCAGTAGTCGATATAACTGCTATTGCTACTTTAACATCGGCGAATATCATTAACAATATTGAACCTACATCAGGTATTGGTGGAGAATGTGCTGCTAACTATATTACTAAGGCAGCAAGAATGGATAAGAGTGCTAGTGGACTTAAGATTATGCTTGCTGCTAATACTTGGACACAATCTGAGATTAGAGTTATGTATAAATTAATACCCGTTGGTTATTCAGGTAGTATTGATGATCTTGACTTCCAATTCTTCAATACCACAGGTATACCAGATAGCGGTCAATTGGTACCACAAAATGATTTGACAACGTTTACTGATTATGAGTACACTGTAGATGATGCACCTGAGTTTGATGGTTTCCAAGTGAAGATTAGTCTTCTTGCTTACGAGCAACCATACATACCTAGAGTTAAAGATTTCAGAGCAATTGCTCTTGCGTAAATAATGGATGAACTTGAACTAATCCCTGTTGAAGGTCACACAACCCTCGGCAGGGATTCGCAGTCTAATGCGATATTAAATACTGACGATACTGGATATTTGGCATATAAACAAGCCAGAGATGCAGCTAGAAAAAAGGATAGAGATCTTAAAGATTTAAGAAAGGAAGTAGATGAATTAAAGGATCTTGTAAATACCTTGGTCCAGAAAGCAGATAAATAGATTTAAGCTAAATAATAATTAGGATTATTTTAGAGAATGGCTTCTGCTGTATCCAACCTGTTGATTTATCAAGGTTCTGATTTCATTATCGACTTTACTGTCGAGAATGATAACGGAACTGCTTTTAGCCTTGTAGGATATACCGTAGCATGTAAAATTAAGAAGCACTATACAAGTAGTACTTCTACAACAGTAACAGCAGCAATTTTATCTCCTGCTACTGCTGGACAGATTCAACTATCTCTAACAAATGGTCAAACGGCCGCAATGAAGTCAGGTCGTTACGTATATGATGTCGTTATTACTTCTGCCTCTGGTACTAAGTCCAGAGTTTTGGAAGGTTCAGTAAGCGTACTTGAGGGGGTAACTGTCTAATGGCAAGACTCAGATTTGGAGATCAATCAGTACCAAGGGTAACACGGGTCGCCACAGGTGGTGGCGGTGGTACTATTGGCGGTATGTCTGATGTCGATCTCACCGACACTTCACAAGGTGGACTAGCAAATGGTGCAGTGCTAGTTTATTCTGCAGCTGACACAAAATTTGTACCGACAAATGTTTTGAACGACGTAACTATCAACGGGGGTAGCTTCTAATGGCATCAAATATACTCATTAAAAGGAGTACTGGATCAACCGCACCAGGCACCATTACATATGGTGAATTAGCATTAACTACAGGTGCTAATGGTACACAAGCAAATGCTGGTGACCGTCTGTTTGCAGGTGACAATAACGGTGCTGCCCAAATAGTTGGTGGTAGATACTTCTGTGACATGTTGGATCATGTTCATGGTACTCTTACCGCTAGTTCATCTGTACTAGTCGATAGTAACTCGAAGATCGACACATGGAACGTTGACGACATCACCCTAGATGCAAACGTCATTACAACTTCCACAACAGATGCTGACCTTATATTCCGAGCAAACGGAACAGGTAAGCTCGTTATAGAAGATGGACAAGAATTAGAATTTGGTACTACAGGTGATGTAGAGTTTGTATTCAATGATTCTGATGCTGTTGTAGACATCAAGCGTGTTGCAGGAACCCCCGACTTGCGTATCGCTGATGATATGAAGCTTCACTTCGGTAATACAAAGGATGCTTCTATCTACTATGATGAAACAACTACTGATAAAATTCAGATAGAAGGTGCTGATTGGAACTTTGCTACAGGTGTCACATTAAACATTGCTGATACTACTGATGCTTCAAACGTATCAACAGCAAGTACAACATTTGCTGGTGGTATCGGTGTTGCGGCAACTGCATGGGTCAAAGACCTTAAGGTTGATGATAACACTGTTCTTGGTACAGCAAATACTGATACATTAACAGTTAATGCAACCACAACTTTCCAGAACGGAGTTACCTTTAATGGTGTAACAAACATTAGTGGTAATACATCTCAGACTGGTCAAATTGAAATTGACAATCTGAAATTAGATGGAAACACACTTTCCACTATTAATAACATACAAGAATTGATTATTGACCCATATCCTGCAGGTGGAGACGCTGATGGTTTGGTCATAATTAAAGGTGACCTTCAAATTGATGGTACTACAACGACTGTTAACTCTGCTTCAATGAGTGTTAACGATCCTACCATTGAATTGGGTGATCCTACTACACCTGTTACAGTTAAAACTCTTGCTACCTTTGCAGGTAACGCAACAGTTGATGTTCAGGTTGATGCTGTAGAACAATTACAGGCTGGTGATGCAGTCACTGGTACTGGTATCCCTGGTGGTACAACTATTGCTTCTATCAACACAGGTACAAAAACCATTACATTAAGTGCAGCAATTACTACTGACCAAGTTGTAGGTGCTACCTTAGTTACTACCAGAGGTGCTGATGATGCAATGGATCGTGGTGTTAAAGTACACTATAATGTATCTGGTGCTAATAAGTTTGGTTTCTTTGGTTATGATCGTACAGGTGGTGGCGATGGTGCTGGTGCTTGGACTTTCATTGAGGAAGCAACCGACACAGGCACTGTATTTGGTATAACTGGTAACCGTGGTACTGTTGTTATTGGTGACCTTGAGTTAGATACTGATCTTGAGGTTCAATATGGTGGTACAGGTGTTTCAACATTCACACAGTATGGTATACCATATGGTGATGCTGCTAACCCATTACAAGTAACTGCTGCTGCTAATATGGCATCTCCTGGTACTGGTAATGATGCAACAACATCTTATCAAGTACTAACAGTCACTAGTGGTGGTGTACCTGTATGGACAAACACCATAGATGGTGGAACTTTTTAGAATTTATGAATTATGAACGGACAAATTGTTATTGCTACATTACAGAAAAAAGTTTCTGAATTGACCCTTATTAATGTGATGCTGGAAGCGCAGATTCAGGATCTGCAAAGTCAGTTAAATAGTATAAATCAAGACCAACAACCTGAGAATGCTTTAGATGGCAACGAGAATCAAGCTAAAGAGATCGACAGTAGCAGCGACAGTACCGACGACTTCTAATTTAGAAGACGGTGAGGTAGCTCTTAATATAGCGGATAAAAAATTATACGCTAGAAACGGATCCAATATAATCGAAGTAGCAAACCAGAAACCCAATACGGGTGAGGTTGTTACCACGATGCTTTCTACTGACATTACAGATGGTCAGGGAAGTACTTGGTATGTTGCGTCGGTCGGTTCGGATAATACAACTCTTGCTAACGGTGGAGCTGGTGGTAAGCATCCAGATACTCCTTTTTTAACTATTACTAAAGCCCTCAGTGTAGCTTCTTCTGGGGATACTATTCTTGTTGCTCCTGGTGAATATCAGGAAGCATTCCCCATGACAGTTCCTGATGGGGTTACTCTTCGTGGTACTAACTTACGTTCTACACAAGTTAAACCAACTGGAGGAACAACTTCAAATACTGCATTTATACTTTCTGGTGATACACACGTATCTGATTTCACTATTAAGGATTTCTTTTATGATTCTGGTAATGATGATGGATATGGTTTTGAGTTAGTAGCATCTAAAGATTCTGTTAAAAGTCCTTACATTGAAAGAGTTACAGTAGCTACCAAGGGTAGTGTAACATCTGGTGCAGATCCATATGGGTATGCACAAGGAGACGCAGGACGTGGTGCTAAGTTAGATGGTTCAAAAGTAGATTCTGGTTCACAACATGCTGCTGTTCTCTTTAATGAATGTACTTTCATTACACCAAATCAGGTAGGTTTATTATTAACTAATGGTATTCGTGTTGAGTGGTTAAATTCTTTTTGTTACTTTGCTTCTGTTGGTATACAAGGTGTTCAAGGTGCTACAGGTAAGTACGGTACAGGACAAACACGTTTAAAACTTGGTGGTGTTAGTGGAACATTCTCTGCTGCTGAAGTAACATATCAATTAGAGGATAGTTTCCAGTCTGGTACATATGCTCGTGCTGCTGCTGTAGTTACTTTGACCAGAACTGGTCATGGTCTAACAACCAATGATTACATCTATGCAGATCATATTAGTGGTGGTGCCACAGATAATTATTATCAGGTAACTGTAGTAGATGCCAATACTTTCACTTATACAGATTCATCATCTGGAACAATTGCTTCTGGGAATGTAACATATAAAAAAGCAGTTGCTCGTGGTGTACTAGCAAGTAATGATGGAACATACGTTTATATAACTGGTAAGGGTACAGGTCAATTTGTAACTACAACTAAGGCTGCTAAGACTACTAGTAGATTTGGTGACACCCAAATTGATACTAATCAAAAGAAATTCGGAACTGCTGCAATATTATTTGATGGTACTGAGGATGCTTTAACTGTACCAACTTCTGAAGACTTTGGATTTGGTACTTCAAACTGGTGTCTTGAGGCATTCATTAGACCAAATAGTGTAACAGGTACACAGCATATATTTGACTTAAGAGATACTAATGCTACAGATACTGCTCCTAAACTATACTTAGATGGTACTACACTTCACTTTGGTGTTGGTAACTCATCGGTACGTAGTGGTGGTACTCTTGCTACAGGTACTTGGTATCATGTTGCTGTTGCTAGAAATGGTGGTACAACAAAATTATTCCTAGATGGAGTAGAATTAGGTACTGGTGCAGATACTAATGACTATGGATCTACTAAACCAGTAAGAATTGGTGCAAACTATGCCGCCACACCTGCTGATGAATTTGATGGTCATATTGATGAAGTAAGAATCAGTAAAGGTGCTGCTCGTTTCACTGGTGCATTTACCCCTACAACAAGCGAATATAGTTCAGATCTTAATACAGTACTATTGCTTCATGCAAACGGTGACGACGCTACTACTACCTTTACAGATAACTCTGGTGGTACAAGTGATGTTCGTTCTAGTGGTGGAGATTCTGCTACTTCAGTTATAACTGCTGACTATTCTCAGTTTGGTTGTGAGTTACGTTCAGTTGCTTCTGCTAACGTATATGGTCTTAAAGGTGTACAGGCAGATGGTGCTGGTGTAAAATTAATTCTTACTGCACATAACTTTGGATATATTGGTGCTCAGTCCGACTATACTAATGACCCATCATTGGCAGTTCAAGCAAATGAAGTTGAAGAACTGAATGGTGGTAAAGTACTATATTCATCAACTGACCAAGACGGTGACTTCCGTGTTGGTGATGCATTTACAGTTGATCAAGAGACTGGAAACGTTCAGTTCCAAGCAACATCTACTGCTCAGTCTGCTGCAAACATCACACTGAGTGATGGAACTGGTACCACAAACATTTATCCTGCATATATTGAGACTGGTAACTTACGTCTTGCAGGTAACAGTATTACTTCAACGACAGGTCAGGTAATCGTTGACCCTGCTGGTCAAGAAGACTTTGTTGTTAACGCTGAAACAATCGTTAAAGAGGCAGTTTACTTTGATGTAAACAAATCTATTTCTTTTGGTAGTGTAATTCAAGGTGCTCTGAATGTCGCTGGATTTAATGACAGTACATTATTTGGTTCATCTGAAGCTTCTTGTTTCTCTACAAGATCTTTTGTTGTAATGAAGAATGGTCTTGGTACCGTTAATCTTACAAGTGCTGGTACTGGGTATGTTGGTGGTCTTCAACCCATTGAAGTTACAACCAATCCATTCCAATTAGCAACTGCTACATGTACTCTTTCAACAGATGGTGCATTAAAAAGTCTTACATTAACAGCTAGAGGAAGTAATTATACTGCTAATCCTACTGTTACATTTACTGGTGGTGGTACTGGTGGTGGTGCTGCGTCAACTACATTAGGTCAAGCAGGTATTCTAAACTCTGTTGGTATACAAACTGGTGGTGCAAACTATTCTGGTCCTACTGGTGTTGTAGATGCTCCTCAACAAAATCTTTATACTGGTGATGGCACATATCAAGATGCTAATGGTGCTACTCAAAATACTGTAGATGTAACTGCAAATACTATTCGTATTGAGAACCATTCCTTTGAGACTGGGATGGCTTGTACTCTTGATTCACAAACTATAGATCCTGCTGCAACTGCTCCTGGTGGACTTGCTCACAATGGTTCATATTTTGTTATTAGAGTAGATAAAGATTTCGTTCAATTAGCAACTACTTTAGGCAATGCTAATTCTGGAACTGAAATTGATATTACTAGCACAGGTACATTAGATCAATTCCTTATTGGTACTACTGCAACTGTAACTATCAGTCAAACTGGTGGTGTTATTGACGGATTCACTGTTACTAATGGTGGTAGTGGATATCAAAACTCACCAAATATTACAATAAGTGATTCTGGAACAGGTGCTGGTGCTGCTGTTACAACTACATTAGGATTTTCAGTTGACAGTATAACAGTTGGTCAAGGTGGTGTATACACATCTGCACCAACAGTAGGATTTACCCTTGGTGCTGGAGATACAACTGGATCTGGTGCTACTGCAACTGCAGTTATTGGATTTCCTATTGATACAGTCACATTAACTAGTCAAGGTTTAGGATATAGAAATCTTCCAGTATTAGATCCTGGTACAGGCGATGCTACAGTAGATGCACAGTTTACTCCTGTACTTAACGAGAAAGAAGGTAGGATATCATCTGTAACTGTTGCTGTTCCTGGTGAAGGATATACTTCAGTTCCAACACTTACATTTACTGGAGGTGGTGGTACTGGTGGTACTCTGGAAGCTAGTATTCAATCTCTTACAGGAACCATTACTGCTGCTGGTTCTGGTTATACTGCAGGTACATATCCAAACGTAACTTTTACTGGTGGATCTCCAGATACTACGGCAACTGCTACATTCACTATTCCAGGTATTCAAGGATCTATTACTGCTGCTGGTTCTGGATACTTAGATGGAACTTATGCTGTAAGCTTCCGCAATACACCAACTGCAACATATCCAGTTACAGTAGCAAATAGGGAAAAATTAGAAATTTCTAGTGTTGCTAATGGACCTTTCCAAGTAGGAGAGACAGTAACTGGTTCAAGTTCTGGTGTAACTGCAACAATTACATATGTTGATGCAGGTGCTGCTTTCATATATGTTAATAATTCTTCTGGTACATTTTCAGATGCTCAAGTAGATACTATAACAGGTGGAACTTCAAATGCTACCGCAACGTTAGATAATTTATCTGGTGGAGTTGGTAGGTATTTTATAGACACTGGATCTGGTCCAACTGAAGCTGCTAGCTTTACTTTATTAGATAATAATACATATAGATTTGATACTAGTGATTCATCCAATACTGGTCACCCATTACAAATAACTGGTGTTCCAGATTTGGCTACTAGACAATATGGAACTCCAGGACAGGCTGGATCTTATTTTGAAGTTATTCTTCAATCTGTATCTGGAACTACTGCAACTTCGACATATACATGTCAGACTCACGGAGTTACAATGTCCGAGAATGCAGTAATTACATTCTCTTCTGGTGCTTTAGGTGATGCTGGTGATCAAATGACTGCATCATTGGTTGTTAGTGGTGGTGCTGTTACTACTGCAACTATTACAGCTCAAGGTACTAACTATCAGATTGGTGATGTCTTATTGGTAGATGATGTAGATCTTGGTGGTCAAGGAGGTTCTGGTTTCCAATATACTCTTCAAACTAATACTACAGGTGTTACCACTGTTACTGACATATCACTAGATGGTGCTGGATATGTAATTGGTGATGTTCTTTCTGTAGATGATGCTACAGTTGGAGGTGGTGGAGGATCTGGATTCCAATATACTGTTAGTAACGTTGGATTTTGTACTGCACTAGCTGTATCTTCTGAAGGTACTGCATATGAAGCTGCGGATACATTAATACTTGGTCCTGTTGGTGGTGCTAATGTTGCACAGGGATCTGGTCTTACTGCAACTCTTGCTACTATAAACAGTACTAAGCAGTTAGAGATGTCCCAGTTGGGAGTTCTAACTCTTGGACCTACAGGTGCAACTCAATTAGTTTTAAATCCAGATGGTCAGATATCTGCTGGATCTTGGAGTATTGCTGGAAGTGGTAATGCAGTATTCACAGGTGTTACTGGAACTACTGGAACGTTTAGTGGTGTTTTATTAGCACAATCCACATCTACATTTACTGGATTATCAACTTTCAATGGTGGAATAACAACTGCTGGTGTTACAACTCTTGTTCAAACAACTGCAAGTTTTGCTGATGGTAGTGAAGGAGCTCCAACATTAAACTTTGATAATTCTTTAACTACTGGTTTATTCAGACAAGCTGCTGATAGTATTGGAGTTGCAATTGCAGGTACAGAAACATTTAGACTTAGCTCTGCTGGATTTGATACTGCTAAACTTCAAATAGATTCCACTCTTGGAAATGTTTCTCCATTCTTTAAGGTAGATCCATCTACAAATTCATTTACAATTGGACCTGCTACAAACTTCTTATCAATTGATAATACTAATACTATTAAATCTGATGGTAGTAATGTTGATATTCCATTAAACTTTGAAACTAAGGGTGGTGGAGATTTCATATTTAAAGGTGGTGCTGATAAAGACTTTAGTATTACTGATGGAACATCAGAAAAATTTAAGATTGAGACAACAACTGGTGACGTAACTGTTAGTGGAAATCTTGATGCTGGATTGCTTCGTATATTAGATAATGCGATAATAAACAATAGTACAACTGCAACTAGATCTTTCGGTCAGATTCTAGCAACCACTGTTACTGGATCTGGATCTGGATATACAGATGGAACTTATACTGCAACTGCAACAACAACTAATGGTGTTGGTAGTGGATGTACTGTAACAGTTACTGTTTCTGGTGGAGACTTCTCAGCGGTTACAGTTGTCGATAAAGGTCAAAATTATGCTGCAGGTGAAACTTTAACAATTCCTGCTGTTGGTGGTGGTAGTGGTAGAACTGTTAATATTACTGATGTTGACGGTCTAGGTGTTGAACTTAAACCATCTGCAGGTTTCGATGTTCTATGTAATACTACAGGTTCATTAATAGTTCCTTCAGGTACTACAAACGAACGTCCTAATGCATTAGATCGTAGACCAGGTGCTATTAGATATAATACTACCCAATTACAATTTGAAGGTTATAACGGAACTGACTTTGTTTCTCTTGGTGGTGTTAGAGACGTTGACCAAGATACTTACATATTAACTGAATCAGCACCAGGTTCAGATGAAGATACATTTGAGTTCTTTGCTCAAGGTCAGAATAACCTTGCTATAAGCAAAGATACCATGACCCTTAAGGGCAACATGGCAACTATTGTTTATCCAAATGTTGAATTCACTCATACTATTCCAAATAGCTTTAATATTGATGGTACAAGTTCTGCTATAAATCCATTAAATATTAAATCTAGTGGTACTACATTATTATCAGTAAGAAGTCAACAAGATATTGAGATTTCTGGTGGTTTAAGACTACGTAATGTTCCTTCTCAGGGTGTTGTTGCTACATTAGATGCTGCTACATTAACTCAGGTTGCAACATCATATACTGCATCTCAAACATTCACTGGATTAGCAACAACTGCACAGATTGAAGGTACTGGATTAACGGTAGATGTTACTACAGATGGAAATGGAACAGTAACTACAGTTGCAGTTAATGCTGGTGGTACTACTTACCAGGTAGGGGAAGTAATTACGATTGCTGGTACACTTCTTGGTGGAACATCACCTGCTCAAGATGTCACAATTAAGGTTGATACAATTTCTGGAGGATCTGCTCCATATGCAAGAAACGACGTACTGCTTCAAAACTTTATTACTAGATTAGATAATAAATTCTTTATTGATTTGGATGCTAATGGTTCTGAAGCATTATGGAAGATTAATAAGAACTGGGGTGCTGGTGGTACAGCAAGTTATCAAACAGTCTTTGATTCAACTGCTGACTTTATGGAACTTGATGATTGTCGTGTAGAAGGTGGTCAGATGACTACATTCACTTCTAACGCATCTATCACTGCGTTTGATAAGACAGCATATAAGGGAGCCAAGACATTAATCACTGTTGAAAGTGATGATGGAAAGGTACATATGTTTGAAGTAACTGCTATATGTGCTGCTGGTGGTACTGTTGCACATGCCACTGTCACTAATTCCATTACTTCGGACAATGATTTGATGGATGCTACCGTTTCAGTTGCTGCAAATTCTGTAAATATCAGTTTAAACAAATCTTCTGCTGCAACAACATCCACATCCTTTACTGGTAGATATACAACTACCAAGGTCAAGGTATAAATAACCCTGAAGGTATTATAACGTCATGCCAACCAAGAATTTTTCATCAATTGGGGGTTTCGCTGTAGGTTCTACAGAGATCGTAAACACATCTTACGAACTCAAGAACATCTCAGCGATTCATATGGTCAGTGATAATTTTGCTGACGCTACTCATGACAAGTATCTTGTTAAGAGAGTAACAGATGCTGCTAACAATACCTTACAATTGACCCTTGATGGTACAACTGCTCTCGCTGGAAATACCCCTGCACTTGCTGCAGATAGGGTATCTTTCATTAAGGCAAGAGTTTTTGGACAGGAAACTACAAGCAATGAATATGTTTATGCAACAGTATTTGATATTGTAGTAACCACTGCTAATGATGGTACGCCAACAGTAGCATCTAGTTATGAAAATATTATTCGGAATAATCCACCTGGACAGGAGGTTTGGAATGTAACTCCAGACGCTTTCCAGATTGGATCTGCCCCATTCTTCACGTTTGAAGTGAAGTCAGTGACAACCAATTCTACTGTTAAGTGGATTGGTATTTTAGATATCACAGTAGTATCATAACAGAATAGGAACGAAATGAGTCTTAAGATTAATGCCGACCAGCAAAGAATACAGGCATCTGGTGCTACTCCTACAGGTAATTGGGTAAACTCTACCTACAGTAGGACAGTAACAGGTGTTGTTAATATTCTTTCTGTTGCTCACGGTTTCATCGGGAGTGAAAAACTTTATATAGATTTCACATCTGGCGGTGAGGTAGATGGTACCTATACTGTAACCAAGGTAGATGATGATAATCTTTCATTCCAGAGTACAAACTTAGGTGTAATTACTGCTGGTAATACATGTTCATATAAGAGAGTACGTTCTTTAAGTATTCAAGGGGATGAATCTGTAGAATTATCTGTTGGTGTTGATGCTAATGAGAAAGATGCATTAACATTAAACTTAAATCCTCAAAATAATATTCGCGTTGGTGTTAATACTACCGATCCTCAGTACGAACTTGACGTTGAGGGTCAAATCAGAACCACTCGTTCTATCATTTCTGATACTGCTCAGGTTGTTAACTTAGACATCCAGACCATTATCAACCCTGCACTGGCTCTTCGTGCTCCTAATTTAATCAACTACGAAGATACAGACGTAACAAGTAATACTTTTGGTACAACATTTTATCCAACTGCTGATACTCCTCCTCTGACTGACCAGTCAAGACGTATCGCAACTACAGATTTCGTTTATAAAGTTGCTACAAATGACACTGGTGGACGTGTTTATGTTTCCCAAACCATTGGTAGTGATGAAAATGATGGTCGTTCTGCTGCAAGACCTGTAAAAACTATTAAGAAAGCAGCACAAATTGCTTACGGTTTACAAAAAGCACAACCAGATCCTAGTGATGAGTACGTTTCACTAATCGTATCTGGTGGTGAATACTTAGAAGATAACCCAATTTCACTTCCAAGGAACTGCTCACTGATCGGTGACAACCTACGTCGTGTAATTGTAAGACCGTTAAATGCTGATCGTCACATGATCAAAGCATCTAACGAAACATATGTTGCTGGTTGTGTATTCAGAGATGCACTACAGAACTCTTCTGACCCACAAAGTACAGTAATTCATACTTGGAAGTATGCATTTGTATTTGACGATAAGCAGAGATTATACTACGAACCAGAACTTGCACAGATTCCAGCTATTCCTGGTGATAAGTTCCGTGGTGATAACATCTTCCTTATTACATTTAACAACCATACAGGTAGTGACATAACTCTACAGGTTGGTTACTTTGTACAAGGTGGATCTTCAGGTACATTAGGTACTGTTCAAGAGGTCAATTTCACAGGACCACAGGGAACACCAAATGCAAGTGGTACTGTTAAGATATTAATTACATCAGGTGTTAACGACGTATTCCAAGACGCTGAAAAAGTATTCTATGATGCTGTAGCAGCTAATATTATTACTGACATCACTAACCCAAGTGTATCAGATCGCTTTGACGTTGTTGATGCTGAATCATTAAGACCTGAACTAGAGACTATCTCTAACCAGGTTTATCAGCATACAGTTAATACTGAAAGAGAAACAACTGCCTTTGCTGCTGATGCTACTAAGGTTAATCTAACCACTGATAGGATCACAATTACTGGACATAGCTTTAAGAGTGGTGATCAAGTTTATTACCAGAAAGATGAGAACACTGAAGCTCTTGGTGGTCTTATTGATGGTGCAACATATTATGTAAGGTTTGTTGATGCTGATACTATTGAACTATTTGATACTTGGTTAAACGCTACTACAACTACTTCAACTACAGGTAGGAAGGATATAACTGGAGTATCTCCAGATACTAGTCTCCATCTATTCACTTCTGGTAATGTTATGCCAGAATCGAATAATATGAGAATCTTCACTCACCAATATTCAAGTGGTGATGGTGTTGTATATCGTGCTGGTAAGATGGGTGCGATTGGTGGTCTTGTAGATGGTACAACTTATTATGTCTATAAAGAAAATAATGATTGGATAAGACTTGCTGCTACTGCTGCTAACGCTCTTAATAAGGATGCTAATGGTAACGATGATCCTACAACTCTAGATCTTACATCTACAGGTTTAGGATATCAAAGATTTGAAGATGCGACAAGATTATTATCAGTCGCAACTCTGGACACATCATTAGCTACACAACAGACCTACAATGGTCCAACTTTCACTTTAGCAGGTACTTCTTACCATGACTATGAAGTTGGTCAAGAAGTTTACTTATATGGTTTCCAAAGCTCTGCTGTTAACTTTGGTGGAAGTGTCAACCCATCTTGGTCTTTATCAAGTGGCGAAGTTACAGTTACTCTTGCTAACGTAGATAATACTTTAACTACTGCTTTATTTGGTAATTGGAGTTCTTTAGGAGAGTGTGGACTTAAGTTCAACTTTGATGGAGCTGGATCTGAAGCATTAAGTAAAACATATTTTATTGATCAGTTTGATCTTGGATCTGGTACTCCATCCTTACCTGGCAATACTGCATTGGGTATGGGTTATGGTAGATACAATAGTTCCAACTTAACTGTTACCTTTGTACTTAAGACAGCAAATATTCAGTCAACTACTAATACTGCAACTGCTACTGGATCTACAGTTAGTGTCTTAGATAACATTGAAGATCTTAATGGACGTAAGTACATTACTAATCGTATTGAGCGTGCTGATGGTTATGCATTGCAATTTGTTGTAAGAGCAGCTATTAGTGTATTTGATGCAAACCTTAATCCTACTGGTAACCAGTCAGTTATTTCTACTAATAACTATGTTCTTGCATCTCTAAGGAACTCTCCTTATGGATTTGTCAAGATCTCTCAGACTGCTCGCTTTAGGGATGCTGCTGAATCTATCAGAGCAAACCAAGAATTTATTGCACAAGAAGCATACGGATATGTCAAGTCTCATTATGAGAAGTCTTCTACTAGGAATAGTACTCTTGTAATTGGACCTACTACATTCAGTGCATTGGGAATGGAGTTTGACCATCCAATCACTTCATGGACTGTAAGTGATGATGTTGCTACTATTAAAGTTAATCAAGGTCATAACCTTTATAGAGGATATAAGAATCACAATCACATCTACAATGGTGGTACAGCAAGTAATGCTATTACAATAACTGCTGGTAGTGTTCAAAAGAATGTAACTGGTGCAACATATGATCCTGTATCAGGAGACCTAGTATTAACAATAGGTGCTCATACTTTCAGTACCTCTGATACATTAACCATTGCTAATGGTTCTCTAAGCTTTACATGCTCCAGAGACAACCATGCTACATCTCATACTTACCCAAGATCAACTGACCCTGCATATGGTGCTACATTAGCAATCACAGCAGTAGATGCAGCTGGAACGGTTACAGTTAATGTTGGTACTTCTGCTGGTGTAGAAATTAAAGGTGTTGCTGCATTTGCAAATGGATTTAGTCTTAATAGCACATGGCCTATTAAGGATATTGTAGATCATAGAACTTTCACTCTTGATCTTGGTGTTAATAGTTCTGGTAAAAATACAGCTGTAGGTACAACATACACAGGAACTGATGGTACTTTCACTGATCTAAGAAAACCATATAGAACTCCAAATAGTTTCCCAGAGAATAATAAACAGGCAGATGCTGCAGAGTTACTAGCTGCTAATGCTGAGATGATTGCTGAAGTAGCTGTCGAGAAGATGGTTGCTGATACTGGTTATAGTGTACCTACTGGTAATACAGCATGTACTGATGATATTTCCGACTTCCTTAAGAAGTCACTTTATCACAACCTTAAGTGGGGTGGTAATGACAGAGTATATGATGCTGCTAATTACTTCCTTAAAGATGTAACTACAAGTAATCAGAGTAAGTATGTAACTGCATTCAATAATGCTAAGGGATATGCTGCTAAGGTAATTCGTAACCTACCAATTCTAAGACATCCACATACTACTCATCCTCAACAGTATGAAACTATTACTCTTGATAGAGCAACATATGGTACTGTACCTAACCTAACTCAGGATGCTGCTAATTTAATTAATACTAATAACAAGTTCATTTCGGAAGAAGCAGTAGAGCGTTTTGTTTCAAGTCTTACTGAAACTCCTGTAACTGCTGTTAATGGAAATGATATTACTATTAATGCACTTAATGGTGAGACTCCAACCAATACTACTACACATACATTCCAAGGTTTAAGTACATATCAATTCCAACCAACTGGTGCTGATTATAATCCACAAACAGGTGAAATGGTTCTTACCATTGCAAGTCACCCATTTGTAGATGGAGACAGAATTTTAATTGCACCCAATTCACTCACATTTACTTGTGAGATGGATAATGATGGTTCTAATAAGACATATCCTCGTACAACAGATCCATTCTATAACAAGTATCTTGGTGTAACTAAGGTAGATGCTAATAATATTAGGGTTAATGTTGGTAAGGCAGTAACTGATGTCACTCCACATACATTTGTAAGTGCAGCAGCAAATTCTGTAACAAGAGCTGTTGTTTATAATGATGTTGGATTTACACAGCACACAGTAACTGATGCTTCATACGAACCAATTACAGGTGTATTAACTCTTAAAATTCCTGGTCATGGTTTCACAGTTGGTGAGAAAGTACAGGTCGCACAAGATTCATTGACCTTTACTTGTGCTATGGATGATAATTTCTCCAAGCACACATATCCAAGAGCAACAGATCCAGCTCTTAATGTTTGGAAGAGTGTTTCTAACATTACTGCTGATACTTTTGATATTAACGTAGGTACTACACCACCTGTTACATTCACTCCTACAAACGCTGTATATACCCCTACAACGGGTCTTATGGAGGTTACTATAGGTAATCATACCCTTGAGGCTCCTACATCACATACAATCACTGGTGCTACTTTAGAAAATAGCACAGGTATTATGACTGTGACTATTGATGATCACGGTTTCCAAGAAGGAGATAAGATTAATCTTGCTGTTGGATCTATATCCATGAGTTGCCCTTATGGTGGCGGTGGTAGCGAATCTTATCCAAAGGCAGGTCAGTACTTAGATGGTAAGTGGGTTAACATCTGGGGTGTTACTGCAAATACATTTAAGTTTGATTGTACTGGTGGTGTAGCACTATCAGTTAATGATGTTCATACATTTGTAAGTGCAACTAGCAATGGTCTTCAACATGTTAAAGAGCATGTCAAGCTCACAACAGGTGCTATTACATTCAAATGTGATGAGGATAGTCAATCAACTGAGCACGCATATCCAAGATCAATAGTTGATTCACATACAGCAACTAACGGTACAACTTATGATCCTGCTACAGGTATCATGAAAGTTACCACTACTGCTGCTCATGGAATGAGAAACGGTGACTGGGTTAAGTTTGCTGATAATTCAATTACATTCAGTTGTGCATTTGGTGGTGCCTCTGGTCCTGCTGCACAGAAGTCATATCCAAGATCATCTGATCCTATCTCTGGAAAATTCCAGAAGATCTTTAATGTAACTTCAACTACATTTGAAATTCAAGTCTTATCTACAATCCCATCAACAAATACAGATGTTCATACATTTGTATCTGCAACAACAGGTGGAATCACACAAAAGCGTGATAAGTCACACAATACTTCAGTTCCTATCGTAGCAACAACAGGAACTACAATTACTCTTGATGTTGGTATTTCATCTAACACTACTACTCATGCTTTCCAGTCTGCATTAGGTAACTCAGTTATCACTGGTGGTAACTATGCTCATACATTTATAAGTGCGACTTCTAATGGTGTTAAGAGATCAACTTCTTCTACTATTAACAATTATATCCCATCTGCATCAACATATACTCCTGCTACAGGTGATCTAGTATTAACTATTGGATCTAATGAATTACTAGCTCCTACTACACATACTGCAACTGGTGGTGCTTATAATCCTAATACAGGTATTATGACTGTAACCATCAACAATCATGGATTTGCTGTTGGTGATAAAGTTAAATTTGATGTTGGTGCAATAAGCTTTAGTTGTACTCATGGTGGCGGTGGAACAACTGCATATCCACGTTCAACAGATCCAATTGCTAACAAGTGGATTATTATTTCTAATGTTACTACGAACACATTTGATGTACAAGTATTAGATACAGTTCCTTCTACTAACACTACAACTCATACTTATCAAAGTGCTGCAGCTGATGCTATTAGTCATGCTAGATCTACAGTTAAGATCGCAACTAATTCTATAATTTATAGTTGTGCTCAGGGTGGTGGAAACTATACCTATCCTCGTACAACAGACCCAATTGCTGCTGCAAGATTCTCAATTCCTAATCATAATCAGGATTGTAAGGATGACGTTTCTGATGTTCTTAGAGCAGTTGCATACAATATTGTTAATGGTGGTAATGATGCTGTTTATGATCATGCAGGATATTTCGTTGGAACTACTCACGTAGATGGTGAGGAATTCTACGCTCGTGCAGTCATGGAGATTGCAAGTGATATCACACAACAGGTTATTTCTAACGAGACTGTAAACATTAGAGGATGGCATGGTGTAGATCAAAGTAAGGATCTATCCATTACAGTTGATCCTGGTGGATGTACAACTCCTAAGTCCACAGTTGATACTTTATTCTCAATTGTTGAGCAAGCAATTGCTACAGATAGTTTAGCTCATGCTACTGATACCGCTGCTACAACTCCAACATGTACTGATGTAGTATCTGCGATTGATACCTTCTTCGGTATAATTACAACTGCATTAGGTACAGATGGATCATATGGTAACTTAAATGCAGTAACAAGAACATTCTCACCTGGTGATCAGCAATGTTTAGATGATATTCTTCATGTTGTTAGAGCATTCCAGTATGACCTTCGTTACACTGGTAACTCTTCAATAGTTGAGTCTGCTAACAAGTATATCTCTAGTGGTGCTATTGCACACGTTACTCAAGAAGTAGATTATACTCGTGCTATCTTTGCATATGCTAAAGAGCTTTGCATCAAAGCAATAAGAAATGATTTGGAAGCAGGATTCTTTACACCAATTGCTCCTGTTTCTAACAGTTCTATTACTGTAGATTCAAGTGCTCCTGAGTGTGCTAATGTTATATCTGCACTAACTACCAATTGGGGTATTTTAGATAACGTCTTATCTAGTGGTACTTTATACAGTGGTACTATTACAGAACCAGATCCTCTTATTACTGAACAGGATGCTGCTAAGTACAAGTTCCCACTACTCAATCTATTCTTAGATTTACCAGTAGTTGAAGCATCACCATTCATTCAGAACTCTTCTGTTATATCATTCCTTGGAGGTTCTGGTTGTGATATTGACGGTGCTAAGGTTGCTACACCAAACGTACCTCGTCCAGGTTTAAAACTTGATGGGCAAGGTAATAGTATTGCACAGTTCGACCCACAAGGTAAGTCGATGGTTGCAAACGCATTTACCATTATATCTTTTGGTGGTACTGCATACAACGTCACTAATGATGGATATACACAGGTCGTTTCTGTGTTCGCTATCTTCTGTCAAGATGGTGTTGTTTGTCAGTCTGGTGGATATGCATCTATTACTAACTCTGCATCTAACTTTGGTACGTACTCTCTACGTGCAACTGGATTTAGAGCAGACCCATACAGCTTTGATATTGGTGTCATTGATAGTATTACTAATGATGTTGATAACAACCAAGTTGAATCTGGTAGACAGGTCATTCAAGTATCTGGTACAACATTAACCAATATTCCAACAGAAGATTATATCATTAGAATTGGTGGATGTAATCCAACTGACCCTGCTGTTGAGCATATCATTCTTGAAACAGAAGTAGTCAGTGGTGCTCCTGGAACTCAGGTAGTTGCTAAGATCATCACCAACAGGTCGATGGATTATACCGATACAGCAGCTCCTAACACTAGGAACAGTTATGCTAACGGTAACTTAAGTAACTTAGTCAATCGCTCAATCCAATTCCATAGACCATCTGTTGTTAACTCCTCATCACACACTTGGGAATATTCTGGATCTGGTAACACCTATGCTGCTCTACCTCAGAACGGTGGATTTGGTTTAGGTACTGCATATGAAGCATCTGAACAAGGTTTCGGACAAGTTTATACATCAGGTACTAACGAGTTTGGTGACTTCAAGGTTGGTAATTTCGTTACCATCTTCAACAGAACTGGTGCTATTAGTTTCGTTGGTACTGTTAGTATCTCTGAACTATCATCCATTAAGATCGTTGGTGGTGACATCACGATTACAGGTTTCTCTGATGATGACAACTTAGGTGGTGCATTCGCATCTGATAGTTTACTACCTACTCAGGCATCAGTTAAAGATTATATTTCAAATAACCTAGGACCATACCTCAACCAGCCATATTCAACAAACGCAGTTCCATCTGCTCTGGTTCAGTTAACGTCTTCAGGTAAGATCAACATCGACCAGATCCCTGCTTTACGTCCTTTCAACATTACTTCTGTTACATCTCAGGCAGAAAGACTTGCTATTGAAGACGCAAATGCTGGTGACATTGCTATTGAGACAACTGCTATAGACTTTAGTGTTGCTCCTGCTTCAGTTAATACAGGTAATGAACAGATTACCATCACAGCTCATGGTACAAATACTGGTGATGGATTAACATATACTGAGGGAACAACAGCGATTGGTGGACTTTCAACTGCTACCAAGTACTTTGTTATTAAGGTTGATGACAACACTGTTAAGCTTGCTTCTACATCATCAAACGCAACAAATGGTACTGCTATTGACCTTACTGGTCAGGGTACAGGTACTCATACGTTTACAACTGATGGTACTGCAATCTCCTATATCTTGGAGAATGACTTAGAATCTCAGTTCTTAGCATTCACACCTAATAGCAACTACTCATTCACTAATGGTGCTATCCTAAGTGGTAGTTCTACTACTGCTCGTGGTACTGTTCAGTCATATAACGATGGTCAGATTTATAACTTCGTTATCACTGATGGTGGTGGAGATTATACTGGTGACTTTGCACTAACAATTTCTGCACCATCTGCGGGAGGAACACAGGCAGCTGCTACTGCTAACGTAACAAGTGGTATCGTAACTAAGGTTACTATTACCAATCCTGGTTCAAAATATTATACACAACCAACTGTTACTGCACCCAACTCACCTACAAACAACAATGCAGTTCTTGCTGCTCAGATTGAAGGTAGAGTTAACATCAACATTGCAAACAATATCAAGTTTGATGCAGGTGACTATATTCTTGATGGTGCTAATGCCAATGAGGGAACTGGTACTTATTCTCAATCTGGTACTACCATTACAGTTGATGATACTGGACATGGATTATCAAACGCATCTCTTGTTTACTTAGACTTTACAAGTGGTCAAGGTGCTGATGGTTTCTATACAATTTCTCTAATCAATGCTAACCAGTATTCTGTAACTTCTGCTGCTTCAGCAAGTACTTCTGGTAACTTTGCTAGAAAGAGAATTGTTGACCTTACAAGGGTAATTAATACTTCTGCTTCTAATGCAGCGAACTGGACACAGTTAACATCAACTAACATTGATGCTTCTAACATTGTTGCTGGTACTATTGACCCAGAGAGATTAGCAAGTAGAGGTGTATCTAACTCTTACACATTCTTACGTGGTGATTCTTCTTGGGAGTATGCATTACAAGCAATTAGACCTGCTACTCAGGATTGTATTGTTATTGATGGATCTGTCACAGACAGTACATATATTGATAGTATTACAATCACCAATGGTGGTACATCATATACTGATGGAACTTATCAGAACATTCCACTTGAAGGTGGTAACGTAAGTGTTACTGATAGTGGTGTTGCAAGAGCAACTTATACAGTTACAAGTGGTGTTATTA